GTTTTCCTTAATTTTAAAGTTAAACAATGGATTGAGTTCTCTGTTTGCTGCAAATGTAGGAGATTCGCATCTGAAAGGCCCTGCACATTCATTTCATTCAGCATGCACGTTTAATGCAATCTTAACTTTCTTTGCTTTTTTGCAGCATTTTGAAAGGTTTATGCCTATGGAACCCCGTCTGCAAGCAGGTCGCTGAATGAAAAACGACACAATATTCCATGATAACGTGACACAGTGCTTCATGAACCTGCAACGAAGTGCTTTGTGAAGGTGCAACGAAGCACTGCATGAGGTGCTGACGAAGTGCTTCGTCAGGGGGTAAGGAAGCACTGCATGAGTAGGTAAGGAAGTGCTTCATCAGAACTCAAGAAAGCACTTCGTCAGAAGCCAAGGAAGTGCTCCGTCAGTACCATACCCCGCATCGGCTGGAAAAATGAAACCAAACTCTATAAACAGAGCATAAGAACAAAAAACCACACAAACAATAAAGGGATGCCGGTCCGAACCAGACATCCCTTTATGTAGCCCCGAGGGGAATCGAACCCCTATCTAAAGTTTAGGAAACTCATGTCCTATTACTGTAAATCAGCCGATTGTGAGGCTTTTTGTATTTTTTGTAGAACTATTGTAGAACTTCTGTAATTTCTATGGAAAATCCCCTGTCTCCCGAAAGCTACAGAGGATTTTTAATGCAACACCGATTTGGATCGGATGGTACAAAGATAGTCATTACATCTTAAATAAACAAGCCGTGCGGACTTCACAGTTGGCACGGCTCAAAAAGTTCTTATGTTCCACAAATTATTTCTTCTTTCGTTTCAACTCTATGTATTCAGAGTAAACTATCTTGGTGTACGGGCTGGAGCTTCTTATCTCCTGCCTTATTGCTTTTGTTCCCCATTTGAAGAACCACCATTTATGCGGCACTCTATGTACTACCTGAATGAGTGTATCTACTGTTTGAATCCTGCCAGTAAACATACCTTTGTCAATAGTACCGTCAAGCTCAACCCACGGATCTTTGAATGTGATCCTTTTCAATGTGTCTATCAAAGTAGTGTGAACTGGAATCAACTTCAAACTATCCGGCACACGGTAAACTATGCTATCCCGTACTTCCGTCTTTATCGGCACTTCCGTTTTCGTTGCAGTAGTTGAAACAGACTGGATGCGCTTTATCTTCACATTGAGATCCTCAACCGTCTTAACAAGCTCATCGCAATGTTCCTGTAGCTCTGACTTAGACAACTCCAACGATTGAACGGATGCGGCATACTTGCCGGATTCTGTCTTGTAGTAGGCTACATCCTCCAGTAGTGCCGTCTGGTTGTTCTGTAGTCTGTCACGTTCAGACTGGAGCGATCGGACACGGTAGAATAGGAAAGTGATTGCCGCCAAAAGAACGGCAAACGCTATGATCACATACTTACGCATACTTCTCAATGTATTTGGTTATTGAATCCACATGAAGTTTCACAACAGCCGCCTTTCCCTCCGGGGAAAGAAGAAACTTGCAATCCCTTTCGTTATCCATGAAGAAGTTTTCTGTAAGTACAGCCGGGCAAGTGGTTTTTCGGAGAATGTAGAAATTGCTTTCCCAATCACCGTCCCCATCGCTCCAGTCACCACGGATCTTCCAGTCCTTACCGAACATTTCATTTGCGGTGTCCCAGAAGATTTGTGCAAGATCATCGGCTTTTGTCTTTCCGGGATATGTGTGTATCTCCCATCCCGTACCATTTCCATTGGAAGCGTTTACATGAATAGATACAAGAATAGTCTTGTTTTTACCATATCTTGCAGCCGCTTCATTAGCTCTTCTTGCTCTCTCTTCCAACGGTACATCTATACTTTCTTTAACCAGTAATTCGCAATCCACACCTTTTGCAATAAGCTGGTTATATACAGCATTTGCTATTTCTCTGGCATACTGCCATTCATACAACTGTGAGCCATCAGCCCATTTTGGAGATCGTTTTCCACGTGTGTTTTCACCGTGGCCGTTATCAATCAGTACCAACATTGTTTTGTTCCTTTCCTTTTTTGTTTCGTTCACTAATCGCTTTGTTTATTCCACCACCAGCCATAAAACCACCTATACAGAGCATAAACACTCCCATAGCATCAAGATCGGTTTTAATATATCCGTTGGTGCATACATCCCAGATAAGGCAAAATCCAATACAAATCCCTATAAATGCACCTATCAGAATTGATAGTACCAGTGCAAATGATTTACTGCTATCAAGTGTATCAGCCTTTATCAGACTTTTCAGATACTCCACTATTCTTATTCTCTGCATAGTCATTTTTGTTTTTATTTATATCATCATCTTCATAGAAAGCATCATAATCTCCAGAGGCAAGTTTTTTTAATCGGCAATAAGTCCTTTTTGGTAGTCTGCCCTTAAAGCACTCATCATCCGGTCTTACACATTCATTGTGACGTGCCTCTCTTAGCGCAAGCTCCAACTCTGCATTTTTCTTGATCAGATCCAGCCTTTCATTTTCAAGTGATCGTACTTGCCTATATAGCTCATCCACTTTCTTATTCAGAGAAGATATTTCTTGTTTTGCATCATCTACTTCTTTTCTAACTCTATTGTAATCCTCTATAATAGATTTATACTCCGCCTTGAAAGCATCTGCCGCTGTAACACGGTTTATGTTTTTCCTATTAAGTAGATATTTTAATAGTTCCAATCCGCCAAGTGCTGACACTATGGAGGCAAAGGCAAGTAAAATTTCTTTCCAGTCATTCATTACCTTTTTCTTCTATACTTGTTTCGTTTATAATACTCGAAGTTATCCTTGTCCTCTTGCGTGATCTTTGACTTAGGAGAAAAGAACTTGAATCCTGTATTATTCCCGAAACGCACTACCTTAATGATAGCACGGAATGGGAAAGTACGATTTGGATTGCAGACTACATCTTTCAGCCTCTTACTATCAGTAAAGAAAGCCGACCGACCTGCGCCCTCACCAAAGGCAACAAGTGTTCTCGTTCCGTTCTCTGTCTGTACATCAGACTTTACGCCAGTGAATACGATCACTTCATTTATCAGAGCATCCACGCTGGAGTATTCGCAATCAAAAAGATCGCTATCCCCAGCGTTGGAATCCAGCTCTTCTTCAAAATCTTCAATCATACTATAAATCAGTTGGAATGTTGTACGTTTCAGCATCGGCATCAATCATGTTGCGGATTGCAAGACGATCTTTCAAGAAGTTCTCATAAGGCTTCTTGTAGCTCTCATCCAGCAGTCCGAGCATGGCAGACTGGTATTCATTCATCAGCTTGCTTTCCGTCTTAGATGGGTACTTTGCAGTAAGCAATGTGCTGAAAATGTTGTCCGCTGTCTTTGGGTATTCCACCCTAACGCTGTCATACTGGAACATCTTTCCAGTAGCCTTTTCGTCATCGTCAGAGGTAACAGTTATGCCACCCTCTTTTCCCTTGATTACCGATACTTCTTTGATGTTGTGGTTGTACATGAATGTACCCTGCCCGTTGTACAAGTCATAGATAACCTCCGGCTTTTCGTCAGCCAGCAACCCGATAAATAATCCTGTTGTTTCCATTTTTCAAACATTTATTAAAGATGAATTTACTGTGTTCCTCCGAGCATCTGATTACCCAGCCGTATTCAGACGGGAAGAGGTGTTTTACATCGTTCATGTCTTTGATCTCGTATTTCTTCTTGACTTTGTTCAGCTTCCTATAGAACCTCATAAGTATGCCCTTGCGGAGCAAGATACCGTAGTGATTCTGTTTGAAGCCCACATAGTCTATACAACGATCATCGACCGGGAAGATCTGCCAGTTCGGTTTTATCTCCAGTTTCAGTTCCGAAGCCAAGTAAAGTCCCATCATGTCAAGTATGAAATGCAGTGCTTCCTTGCTGGAGCAAAGGACTACTATATCATCCATATATCGGTAGTAGTATATCTTCACCCCAAATTTCGCCATCACCATTCTTGCAAGATCTTCTTTCACCCAGTGATCGAAGTATGCGAGGTATAGATTGGCAAAATACTGGCTTGTGAAATTACCTATTGGCAAACCGATTGTTTTACCGTTGCTATCTATAATTCTATCCAACAGCCAAAGCATCTGATCATCCGATATGGTGTAACGGATTATTCGCTTCATAGATGCGTGATCCACATTGTCGAAATACTTTCTTATATCTATCTTCAAGCAATACTTAGTGCCTTTCTTATCCAGCATCATATCCCTATGCAGATCTTCCATGCACTTGTGTACGCCTCTTCCTTTGATACAAGCGTAAGTGTTTGACGTGAATATGTGCGTCCAATGTTGCCCAAGCACATTGATAACGCAATGGTGGACTATGCGATCAGGATAGAAAGGTGCAATCATAATCAGCCTTTCTTTCGGCTCATATATAGTCTTAGTCTTGTATTCGCCCGGCTGGTAGGTCATATTCCTTAGCTGGAAATACAAGTCTGTCATGCACTCAATAATGTTATTGTTGAACTTCCGTATCTCTGTACGATCGCCCTTTCCTTTCTGTGCATTATATTGTGCCCTAACGAGGTTTGCGGGTTCGTAGATAAGAGGATAGATATTCTTTAGTTTCTTGCTTTTGGATATATAGAGGCTACCAGTATCGCCAATATAATATCCGCAATCCTCAATATCACTATATCCGTTAAACATCGTATCGCTACTGTAACATAAGCCGTATTCTGTCTTTATCAAGCCCATTGTGCCGTTGGTCTAAATCGGAGCTTTCAATTACTTACTAACACCGTTTTAATTCGTCTTTTTTTACCAGCTACCAGTATTCCGATAGCCCCTGTGTGGTAAGGTCATGGTGATCACAGTTATATTTTATAAAGTTGAAACCACGGTAAAAGCGGAACCCAATGTTCGCATTCGAGTTCGAGGAGCGATTATTCGTATTCAGATAACCGAAACCCGCATTCGCACCATTATTCGCATTCCCAGCGAGCAGGGCACCACCTATCACCATCAACCTGTTTATTCTTTTTTCTTTCTCAATTCACGTTCTCAAAAAATCCCCCGTGTTCCGCCATTTTGCAGTCCGTTAAAAACGGCACAAGCGGAACCCAATGTTCGCATACGAGTACGAGGAGCGATAACTCGTAAGCAGATAACCGAAACCCGCATACGCACCAGAAAGCGCAGCCCCAGCGAGCAGGGCACCATACCATCCCGGAGAAGCCCAGCCTGAATCATCTACACAAGTGTAGAAGTAATCACAGCCACCAGCAGCGGCAGAACCACCTACAGTTTCAGGGAAAGCATACCCCTTGCTTGAATGGGCGAATTGTAGAATATATCCATCGTTGCGTGGCAATTCAGTGATAGCCTCATATCCATCTGGTACGGAAGTAGCGGAATCGGAGTGTGAAGTGAATTTGGTAGGATCTTCACAGACATAGGCGATAGAAACATCTGACTTGTGCCAGATAAGTACATCATCCGCAAGATACCAGAGGTATTCATACGGCACTTCCAATCCACGATAAGAAGTAACCTGTACAGTCTTATCTCCACCAGTCCATCCCTTGATAACATAAGGAACTCTTCCTGTATTGTTTCCAAGTGTTGCAGTAACACCGCAAGGGATGAAAGGCTTATATCCTCCCCAAGTGTTCCATTCCGTACCGTTTACGGCAGTACCGTTTCCAAGTCCTCCTTGATGATACCCCTCCGAGGTCAAAGATTCATTGTAGGTGTCTTGACAATTAAGAGAAGCATACTCCAGCCTCTGCAACCAAGCGATTTCATTGTAAACACGATAAACTCCCAAATGAGTGCCATTCTTACAAGCGGCACGTGCTGTAGCTTTTGTAATTGAAGTACGAGGCATACCCAGCATAGAGTTGTAAGTTCCATCTTTGGAAGCATCGCCAGATCCAGAACCACCCCTGTAGTTTGAAGCGTTGTCGGTCAGCTTCACATAGCCGCTTGCATCACGGGCGATATTGTCACCGTCCCAAGTGAGGAAACAGCCGGAAACAGCCTCATTCGTATCTATCTTGATTGTAGCAAACCACGGAGATACCGTTTTGCGCTCCATCTTGACAAAGCCCGGCAAAGGATATTCAGAATAGGCACGAATCCACTTTGTGCCCTCTATCTCCAGCCTGAAATAATACTCCGGCTTCTCCAGCATCACATTACCGTCCGTACTGTCTATCACAGCGGCAGCACCGCTGTCTTTCTTACGACTGTCATTCGGATGCAAGTAGTATTTTACCGATCCGTCTGGATTTTCAACGAATCGTTTTAGTTTCGCCTGAATCGGAAGCGTCTTGTGCAAGTCCAGATTACCAACCCTTTTGAGTTTGTAATCACGGCTTGTAAAATCTCCCTCTATTCCGTACCACATATCATACGGATATTGCGGTTTCGTGTTACCGCTGCCTAACAAAAGTCCCATATCATTTGTTTCTAATGATTTCACCTGCACCCCAATAAATCTCATACTTCTGCAAGTCTATAGCGTTTGGGGCAATCTCCACTATAGCCGCTGGTGTCCAGTCGCCAACTGGTACTGGAATGTTGCCAAACGAAGTATCACAGATCAGCTTACAATTAAGAAGCGTATCGGAAACCATTTCCGTTGCGCTTTTGCTACGCACATATACCGAAAACGGATTTCCGCCCAATTTGAATCCATTACTAAGATCCGATACTTGCCCTTTGGCTAACACTCTAAGGCTGTACATATCATTATCCATAATTCACCAAGTTAATTCTAACTGCAAATATACTTATTTATGTGTTCCTTAAACACACTTTTAGACGAAAAATATACCATCAAACCATTATATACCTCCTTTCCATATAAAATAGATTACTAAGGCTTGCAAGATTTGACCTACCAAGCCACCTAATAGCGTGGCAATGAGATCCAGCCAATCCCATTTTCCACCATAAGAACGATCCTTAAATTCCATACCAGCCGCCAATCCTGCTACAAACAGAATTGTAAGCAAAAACGCACATGGTATTGCATAAGCCAAATGTTTTGTTCTATTACTCTCTTTTATCCAACTCATATCAAATAATTTATTAAAATTTATATTGCCATGACGGTGCGAAGATTATAAATTCGCAACTACCATCATTTCTGGTAGAATCATCAGAAGTCCAGACATCAAAATAGGTAGATGAAAGGGACATAATAGTACCCTTTATTGGAGCATCGGATTCGCCATAAGAATTTCCATATCCGGTTAATAATACTTTATATCCAGATGGAACATTTGAGCTTGAAAATGAAATTCTATATTTCCCTGCGTCTTGACGTGACACAGAAAGGATAGATGTTATTGATCTTCCGTCCCACCACGTTCCACTTAATGACGCTCCTGTATTATATCCATTAATTCGACCAATGGCCAAAACAAGAGGGAATCTTCCTTTCGCTTCGCTGTTCACAAAATCTCCCCATGAAAAACGGCTTGTGATTTCCCATCTTGCTTTTCTTACGCTTTCAGTAGATCCGGGTAATTCAAAACAAGTCATTTCTACTATTTCTTGTGGCCTTACCAAAGCATAATATTCATGTACACTCATTGATATGCCATCTTCTACACTGAAACTATATACTCCAATCTGATAATTTCCTTTACCATAAGCACCACTATTATACAATCTGCATACTTTACCAATATCATCAGCTTCTTGTCCCATACTGATATTTTTTGTAGATGTAGTTTCTGGTAAATAAAAGATATTCACGTCTGAAAAGTTTCCTGAATATCCCGTAGATAATTGCAGTGTTCCTTTCAATCGTACTTCTCCATTTCTACCATCCAGATAAACACTACCATTTTGAGCTTCCAGCCTATTGTTTCTGAAAACCCATCCGGCTATGTTTGCATTTTCAGCCAAAAGCAAGTTTGTAGCAACGCTTTCAAATTGTGCCCCAAAAGGATTCCATTTACTTGTATTAGTAGGAACTACACCTGAAAATGTACCAGCATCAATGCGAGCTATATAGAATATTCCATTATACTTTACTACATCTAATCTATACTTATTACCATAATAAGTAGTAGATCCGCTGTATATACCTTGATAAACCGCAGCAGGGCTTTCTCCTTGATCACCCTTATCTCCCTTGTCTCCCTTGTCTCCAGTTTCTCCCTTACCACCAGTAACACATATAGGAGAAGTGGTTGTAGAAGTACCGTTGGTATATGTTATAACTGATCTCGTCCATATATACCAACCGTCTTTCCAAGTAGGTCTGGTTGTACTCCACGATCCTCCAGATTGAGAAGTGGGACTACTTGATAAGTAGTATTGTTCAACAATAGATTTTACACCGATACCATTAGTTCCGCTTGCCCCCTTTCCTCCAGTGATACAAACAGCCTTTGTGTATTCTGTTGATCCATCTGTAAGCACTGTTTTAGTTCTTGACCAGATATATTTTCCATCCTCCCATGTTGGAGCAGTAGTTTGCCAACCGCTTGTTGGTGCTGTAGCATTTGAAGAGCTTTTAGCATACTCTACATCAACAGTATTTATACCTACACCATCCTTTCCATCGTAAGGATTGATACGGAAAGGTGTACACCAGTTCTGTACGAGTTTGTCGCTTTCTCCATTCTTATCCTTACCTATATCTGTAGCTGATAACGCACCGTCATAAAGCCTTATGTTATCATAGAATACGGAAGATCCGAACATGTTATCATCGTACATTGAAAATCCTACTACCTCTTCATTTATACTTCCAGTCTGCACCAGTGAACCGTTAATGAATATAGATACAGTTCTATCATTAAAACGCAATGCAACATGAAACCACGTGTTTTTTGATACTGTTATGCTTTTCTCTACATAATCTCTACCATTATATCCGTTTAGCATCCACCGTATAAGTGTCTGATCCGTTTTCATCCAGAAACATAGTGTAAAACTTTGGCCGAATGGAAGATCCCAGTTTATCTGGCATTCCGCATTTTCGCTAAGATCAACGGCATATCTGTTTCCGTCTTGAATAACGGAAGCTCCATTTCTAAGCGAACCAGAAATTCCATGCCCGGTAATATCCTTAATCGTAGTTTCTCCCTGTTGTACTGGAATATCAAACACTTTCTTATCCGATAGACCGGACTTCTTAGCCATCGTACACCACAAGTATTCCAGTGCGCCAACGGTCGGCATTGTCGTACTCCACCCATCCGGATTCTCCGCATCAGCATCCAGAGCCGGAGGTGAAACGGTAGATCCATTTTTGGAATACCTATATTCATAGTATTCTCCAGTGGTTGCATCGCTACCAGCCGCACCACTTTCTCCCTTGATCAAACTCCAAGTGTAATCAGTGGGGTTGTCACTGTCTTTCTGTATGAAGTCCACATATTGCCCAATGTATGCTCCCGGATCTTCACCGTTGTTTGCAGTGAACGACAATCCTCCGTTATCGCTGTACTTAATATGCAGATATGAAGTCTTTCCATCTTCTCCATTTACGCCCGGCAATCCGTCCTCACCATTGAATCCCTTAAATCTTGACCATGTGTATTTTTTCGGGTCGGTGCTATCCTCTTGCGTATAGTCCACATAAGTACCTATATAGTCAGACGGGGTTTCTGTCATTTGTGAGGAACTGGTTGGATTTTGAACGGAAGAGTATTTGATATGGAAATAGCTCGTTTTCCCATCTGCACCCGGAACGCCCGGCAAACCATCATCACCCTTAAACTTGCTCCAAACATAATCTTTCGGATTTGTGCTTTCTGTAGCCGTTTCTTTGTTTGTAGCAATACCGATATACATTGTTGAATCTTTCGGCTGCTGATACATCGGGTTTCCATCAGCATTGTCAGAGTATGCAATCCAAGTGTATAGCGTTTTGCCATCTTCGCCCGGTTCTCCCGGTACTCCGTCTTTGCCCGTAATGTCAGACCACTTGTAATCATTCGGATCGTTGCTTTCTGTTGGAGTTTCTTTGTTGTACGCAAATCCTATGAATCCCTTTCCTGTAGGATCGTCAGAAATTCCGCCTCCGTTTACATCATCGGCATACCTTATCCAAGTGTAGTAAGTCTTTCCGGGTAAACCATCTTCACCGGGTAAACCATCATCGCCTTTCTGTCCCTGCTGTCCTTTGGCTACCACATCCCAATAAGTTGTATTTGTCGGTTTCACGCCCTTAGTAGGATTTGGGTATTTGTATCTGTAGGTGCAAGTTTCCGCACCGTTGCTGTAGCTTACTTCATCACCATTATAGTACACATAATCATCACGGTATGTACCACGATACACACCGATAAACGAAACATCGCCAGAATCACTAAGCAAGCGTACATTATGCAAAGTAAGCTGTTTCAGTGCCGTTACATTCCAGTCTATAGAACTGGTGGGATCGCCTATCCTAAATTTATTTCCGTCCAGATCCAAATAGCACTCCCCGTCACTGGTTACAATAGTTCCAGTTGTGATAGTCTTTCCGTTGATACGGGTAAATCCATAAGTAGTTACAAAGTCACGGAAATTATCATCAGGATATAGTGAACTAATAATACCTATCTGGAAATAGTAGTTGTTCGGATCTTCGGTAGGCTCAAACTTGTATGGTGTCTGCGTAACGATAAACACGCCATTCGTTCCAGTCTTACTACACTTCGCAAACACATAGTAGCCGCCTTGCTCCGATAGGGTAACACTCAATTCTCCTAAAGTCCATTGCTTTATGGTTGTTTCATCTATGGTAAGATGTGCCAGTATTCCAGAAGAAGCATCAAACCTGTTTGCATTTCCGTTTACATTGGCTTGCATAACAACTCCGATCAAAATAAACTGCTGGCTCTTTGAGCCAACGGTAAGCATGTTCGTATCAATGGAATTAGGACGTATGTTTTCAGGGTCAAAATAACCGTCCGTATCATACACCATATTCCTTAGCTCTTCGGTAGTGCGCCATCCCCTACGTGCTTTGCTCAAATCTTTCAGGCGGTTTGCCTCTATGATCTTATTATGCTCTATCACATCTATCACAGTCTGCTGGCTTATTGATATGGTGGTAGTGTCGGATAGGGTTAGGCTGTAATCGTGATCCACAAGCAAGTTACGACTTATCTTCTGTATTCTTATGCTCTTCTCCACACCGAAACGCACATCACGAACTGGCACATAATCCCCTACCTTGAACACGCTGGTTTCGCTATCATCCGGCATATTCTCCAGAAAATATGAGCGGTCAAATGTCAAAGCATACTGCACTCTGGACTGTGTGCGTGGCTTGAAATCATCATATCCGGCATACCACAAATCTTCTTCTGCGTTTTCCTCATAAGATTCTGGCAAATTTATATCCGTAATCTTATAGTCATTACCAACTTCAATGCGGAAAGCATCATTATCAGTTGTAGGTATTGTTAAACCTCTTTTGTCAGTGAAAGGTATGATCGTGAATTTCTTTGAAGAATGGTCATATCCACCATCTGCTTTTATTTCAAACTGTTGCCCGGCAAGCCTACCAGAAATGAAAGTAATCTTAGCTGTAACTCCATTGATTAGATATTTTGTTCCGTTATCGTCTTTTTCGTTCAAATCGAAATCCATTGTATCATCTATAAATGAATTTATATCATCCTCAACAATGGCTGTCACCTTTCCTGTACGCTTAGGATAAATATCATCATATTGTGCGCTATCCTCTTCGCTTCCTATTTCCTGTGCCAGTTCAACATCTTCAATGTAACGCTTGCTATCATCATCAATTCCTATCATTTCACTGTTAGCAGGAATAACAGTACCATCAGACAAAGTATGTTCATTCTTATTCATGCGTTTAGGGAAAGGTAATTGCAAACGCTCTGAATAATCCCTGTAGTTGCTCCTTATGTTGGTTGTTCCACCCTCTACCCATAGACGGGTAATAATGGCTTTATCATCCACCTTTTGATCTTTCAGAGTGAACAATCCTCCACCTTTTCCCCACTCGAAATAGTCCGCTCCGCTTGGTGGAATAACCTTTGTACCGAACTTACCGATATGGATAGTACGCACTCCGTTGTCTTGAGAAATACGAAACTCAAGTTTGAAATTATCATCACTACACAGAGATTGCAATACCTGTAGGCAGTTCTGTTTTGAGAATGAAATTGTGCGTGGCTCTGTGTCTGGGCAATTTTCTTCATCAAAAGCCCATAATCCCGGATAGTCACGGTTCATGTTGTATATAATAACTTTGACGAAATCCCGAATGGAATAAGTCAGATCAAAAGTCATAGCAGTAGATTTTCCGCTTTCTTCTGCATTCCTGTATTGGGTTTTCATAAGCTCATACATCACTCCGTAGAACACTGCATCATACTGGTAGTATCTATCAGTTTTCATTTCACGGGTGGCACGTGTTCGGATCGTGTACTCTTCACCGCACACTATAATCTTATCGCCTTTCTCAAAATCCATTAATTCGGTGGATATGATAGACAACTGTATGTTATCATCACCCATAAGAGAAATGTTCTGCGTTGCCGATTTTACGGTACAGAACGGATCTCTGCTGAATAGCTGTATAGATCCGCCTTTTCGCTTGATTACTTCAATATTTCCCATATCACGATAGCATTAGTTGAAAATTCCTCTATGTCCTCAATAACACCACTGACAATAATATCGTATTCTCCGGCTTCTGAATAGGTGTGTACCAATTCTACATCTGTACCATGCACATTGAATGTGTGGCTTCCATCTCCCCAATACACATTAAGGAACTTTGTACTGGTAACGGTTATGGTGGCTTTGCTGTTTGCATTTCCGATATGCCGCAAAACCCTTTTCACTGGCTCGCACTCTACCAGTTTCAAAGAGAATGTGCCAACCATCAGATCATTGTTGTATGTACCCCAATTCTTTTCCACATCCACATCATCAGGCACATACACCTCATACACCAACGGCTTTGCTTTTCCGTCATACTCACATTTCAGACGTACCGTACCCTCTTTGTCGAATTGCTCCATAAAAAGATTAACCCAGTTTACAAACTCAGATCGACTGGAAGCCTCTATAAAACAGTCAAGCGTAATAGTCCGCTCCTTGTATCGTGGTCGCTTCAAATCAACAACCTTTCCGTGATAGTTGTCCCAATCTACTTCCAGACTTTCCTTTCTTTCCAGCCTACCAATAAGCCCGGAAGAAGCGGAAACGTAAACGCCAAAGTCTTTAGTGTTCTTACCGTCTATGTAGTATTCAACATCTGTATTTCCCTGTAGCTTCATAATCTCTGCCGCTTTCTTAGCTACATTGAACAAACGCAATTCATCAATAAGGGACTTTGTACCGTTAAGGCTCTCATCATTCAGTGATAGACCTTTCGGAGTGCCGGATATGGTATCTTTGAAGATCCGGCTTGTATTCTGGTACACCTCGAATGTGTTACCGGACTTCACAAATGCAAAGAAATACCAGTTGTTAGGCATTACGTTCACCCATTGCTCCAGATAGTTATCCACACCTTCAAAGTTCAGAAGCCAGCCCAGTTTGTTTGTTGCCGGGTACACATAGCAACACAGCGTGAAATCTCCGCTTAGGGGTATAGCCTTATCCGTCTGGCACTCACCAGCACCATTCATAGATAAAGATTTTCCACTTTTCGCTATTTTTGAAAAGGTTGCACCATCAGAAAGCGTTGCATCAGCCCTGCTTAATGAAAAATCGTATGCCTTGATACCGTCCGGATCATCAAACGGTAAGTAGAGGATTAAATTATTGTCTATCATATCCGTAAGTCTTTTTATTTGTTCGTATAATCTTAACACTTCCACCAACGGTTTCAACGGTGGCATTACCGTACACATTCACAAGCACCTGTGCATCGCTGCCAGCCACAGCGATAGCAAGGTACGAATCATCGAAAACGTCAATGGTCACAATAGCATGATCGCCAACAGTTACAGATGCTTTGGAGTTGTGCCGGATATAGATATTGGAAACGGTAAAGCCGTCATATTCCAGCATTGCTTTGCAGTCACCGTTAAGCACTACATCTTTCCTGTTTCTCTCCACCACATCATCATCCACATACACACCGTAATCCTCACACCTCCCTTTGAAGTTTCTGCGTATGAAGTCCAGTGTTGGGTAGTCATTCTTTATGCAGAAGTCTATCCCTCGTATATACAATCCAGCAAGGGAATCCACACCCAAATCAGGTTTGAGTTTCATTTGCCATAAGCGGCATAATCCCTTTGCTATTCCATCCTGTTTGATTTGATGCACCAGTTCCATAATTACGATATTCCTTGTGATAGTAATGAGTTGTCTTTGTTCTCAATCCTTTTCAGGGTTTCTTTGATCTCTGTCAGTTCATCAGCACTTACCTTTGTGTTCTGCGCTATTTGAGCCTGATAGATAATGTTCTGCTTCATTATTGCTATCTGGTCACTCTGGTTGATCACAAAGGCATTCAACCGCCCGGCAATCACACCGCCTGTTTCCTCGCTCATAGAAGTAACAGCACCAGTAAGGGGATCTGATTCCTCTTCTTCTTCTGTCTGATCCTTTATCCAGTCACCTACACCCTCCAGAGCCATATTGAACTTATCCGCACCCTCCTTAACCATTTCCTCAAACCGTTTCTTTTCATAGTCAGAAAGTACACCGTCTTGCATGGCTTCACCAAGATAAAGCACGGCATCATTAATGGCTTTTGCAAGGAACTGTCGTTTCAATGCTTCCACAACCGCATTTTTCAGCGTTTCTTTTGTAACTTCTCCCAACGCTTTTGCTGCATCCTCACCTTGACAATAAGCATCTACCAGAGCATCTGCAAAATCATCAATCGCTGTTTGTACATCAGTCCCGGCAAGAGTTTCAAGCATATCACGCTCCAGATCCTCAATCTGTGTATCAATATCCTTAATTGCTTCTTCATATTCAGCAATCTTATTGTTGTCTGTATCCTTTTTATCCTTTTCTGCTTGTATCTGCTCTTTGATAAGTTCTTGTTGTTTACGAAGATTCTGTTTCTGCAACTCGTATATCTCAAACATATCTCCGTTATTTTGTTCTTTCTCCAGAGCATTTTTGAGTTCTTTTATTTGTTTTGTAAGTTGTGCATATTTAACGAAATCCCAGCTTTGTAAAGCTACTATCTTTTGTTGCTCTAAAGCTGCGATCTCATCTTCAATTCCCTGTAACCTTTGTTGATGTGCCGCCCTTTCCTCATCACTATAAACCCAGAAAGTCTGGTCGTATGAGTGTTGAAGTCTATCAAATGAATTGGATAGAGAATCTACTTCCATTTGTATGTTCTGTATTCTTTCTTCCAGTTCATCATCATTGTTAAACAGTCCGGCAATCCACTGGATAGCTTGTAATGCAATGGATATTGCGGCAAGTATAACAGACCCTTTTTCTGCAGTTGCTATAGCTGCCGACATAGCTATACCAGCGGTTGCAACACCCTGTATCATGGCAATAGTGGATTTCCCTGTTTCGCCCAGTAAATCCCCCAGAACATCACAGCTATCTATGGCATCATTAACGAAATTGAAACATCCCTCGGTTGCATCAGCAAGGTTGCTCCAATCTGTCTTTATCTGCTTTGACGTTTTCTTTGATCCATCCTGCTGCTTTTTGAATACCTGTGTAAGTGAATTTCCAAGAGCCTTGAACGGATTCACATCAAGTATCTTCTTCTTTGCCTCATCCAGTTTATCCAGAACTGCGCTAAGGTCTGCCGGATTTAGTTTAAGATCTGCCGTATTCATCTTACTTTGAATATCCTTAACCAGTTTGTCTATTTGCTCAACGGTCAAAGCATCCAGATCCGAAAACAGATTTTTCCAGCTTTCACTCTGCATGAGGAAAGAAGCGTTTAAGGCAGAAAGAGCCTCGTTCTCGCCATCATTCAGTTTTGCCAGTATCTCTTCATTATTTTGCGAAATGGCTTGTGAGCGCAACATCGCATACTCATCCTGAATTGCTTTCTTTTGTTCCTCATAACTACGATAGTTTGTCAATATCTTTTCCTGTATTTCCTTATCGGCTTCCGCTTGCTTCTCCGATACGAAAAGGCTTGCTTCCGCTTTCTCATCTTCACCAACAAGCCCTGTACTTCCGTTTGCCAGCCTTTCTTTTGCATCGGCTATGGCTTGTACCCTTTCAGCAAGCGTGGTTGCTTGTGATATTGCTTCTGTCACACTTTCCTTGAAAAGATCCATTGCTGACTTTGCGCCCGTGATCTCATCGTATTGCATATTCAGGGAAATAAGATGGTTTCCCTCACCCTCTGTCAATGTTCCGGCTTGCTTCTTCTGGTTCATTTCAGCTATCTGGTTTTCCAGATATTGTTTGAATGAAGCACCTCCTTTCAGTAGGTTTGCAAACTGTGTGTTCGCCACATCTTCCCCAAGATTCCTTACCCATCTGAAATACAGTTCATACTGCTGTTTCTTGTAGGAAATTTCACCGTCAAACAGCTTATTTTGTTCTTTTTGGTAGCTGGTATTCTCAATGCTTCTTCTCTCATCGAATCCATCTTTCTCCTTTGCAGTCAGCCCTCCTTTTCCGGCCGATTTCCGTGCTTTCTCCAGTTCTCTTTCCTCACGGTCTATTCGATCCAGATTCTCTTTGTGCTGTAAGTCCAGAACGGCTTTTCGTTTCTCATATCCATCTTCCATGATAGAGATCCTTGCCTCCTCCAGCTTTCGATCAGCTTCCAGTTGCTTATCTCTCAAAGGATCTGTATTATTAGCATTTTTCTGTCTGGTGGAAGTCTTTGGCAACTTTGATTCAAGTCCGTTTATGGTTTTAGTCAGTTCCTTGTATTTGGCACTGTTGATAACCACATTGGAACGCTCTTCTTTTAGCTGTTTGATACGCTCGTTTATGCCAGATTCCGTGTTAAGGTTGGCAGTTTTTTTGTCCCTTGCGCCAGTAAGATCATCCATCAGTTTTTTAAGGCTTTGTAGTTCCGTTGTGTCGGCCTCTACCTTTACTTTCTTGGAATTAAGCGCATCAATTTGGGATTGGGTTTCCTGTATCTTCTTATCAAGATCTTCAAAGGACATACTTACATAGTCCACACTGTCAGTTACTGGTGTGGAATCCTTTGGGGAAAAATATGCACTAAGACTATTATCAACTTGTTTAATAGCCTCGTTCATTTCCTTAGCCTTATTGATCTGTGAGGTAAGGTAGGATTCAACTATTCCCTTGAATCCGGCTATCTCCGCATCGGTGGCTTTGGTCGCTGCCTTAGTTGAGTTCAATATGCTTGCTATTACCTCATTGTATTGCTTTGTGAACGCATCCCCGGACATGGAAGCAAGCAACTTTGCGTTATCCTCAATCTGACTTCTTATAGCCTCCTGTACAGCACCTCCCATGTTCCGTATGTTTTCAGAGGCATCATATATCGGGACTTCGTATGAATCACCACCAGTGCTACGGTTAGTTATCGTTCTTTTCTTTCCAGTATCATAGCTTGCATTCCCCAGATTCTTTATGAAGTTTGCATAGTTTTCATCCGACTTCTCCAGATATTCCTGTAGCTCCTGCTCGACATACTTAGCCTTGATCTTTTCGGCTGTAGTCTGCTGGATTGCGGCTGTCAGTTCGGCATACTTCAACTTTTGCTCATCAATGGTAGCATTCTCATCAAGCAAGGTTTTGTTATACTCCTTGCAAATTGCATTCACCTTGCGAATGGCATCACCATGTGTTTTTGTCCCTTTCTCCGTATTGCGAATAATGGCAAAAAGCAAATCCAGATTATCAATCTGCTTTTTGGTGGTGTCCTGAAATTCTCCCATTGCATCAGTGGCTTCCTCTTCGGAGCTTTTGAACAATGTTAGCGCACTAACCAGCATTCCAACCAGTGAAAGAATCCACCCTATAGGATTACTCTTCATGGAAGCCCAAAGAGCTTTCATTGCAAGGGTAGCTTTCTTCGTTATTGATGTTAGTGCAGTCGTAACAGCCGCTTGTGTTGTCTTTGCCGCTGTGTCAGCCACAGAAGCGGATGTAGCCTGTCTCGTGGCTGTAGCCTCCAACTGCTTGCGTTTTGTATATAAGTCCGTTTGAGCGGCTAATGCGGCTTTTCTGGCGGCACTCTGGTTGTCCTGTGCTGCCTCCAGTTTCTTTTCAGCCGTTGCAATTCTGGTGGCATCACCAGCTTGTCTTGCCCAATACAATTCATACCGTGCCATTTCGGTTGCTTGCATGGCAGAAACAGCCGTTTGTTTGGCAGATTCCATCTTTTGCGCTGCCGCCTTGACATCGGTACGCATAGCCTCCAGAGTGGCGGCATTGTTCCTTTGTTTCGCTGCCACTTCTTGCTCCAAAGCGGCACGATATACGGAACTCTTAGCCGATAGGTCAATTTTGCTAAGTGCCTCCCTTTGCTCAACCGTCAACACGGATGTAGCTACGGCCTCATAATTGGCAGAAGAGGCGGTAAGATTTAGGTTTGATAAGTATTCCTGTTGTTGGACTGTCAATAACTGCTGTATGGTAGCAATTCGGAGTTTCTTTGCCAGATTGGATTGCTCTTCCGCTGTAAGTTCATTTTGCAAGGATACAACATGAGCCTGTTGTGCGGCTGTCATAGCCTTTGTTTGAGCTGCTGTTTGTCCCGTTATGTTGGCTTCCGCTTTCAGTAAGGCTATCTTAGCCTGTTTTACGGTATTGTCTATCATGGCAATACCTGTGTAGCCCTTTGTCGCAATGGTATTCAGTACGATTGCCGCCTTATAGCTTCCGTAAGCAATGGTAACAGCCTGTACGATACGGATAATCTCATCAAGATTTTCAACAAGTCCGATTGCACCCTGAATAGCCCCAGCAAACAAATCTTGATTCTCTGTGCCAAGTTTGTTAAGAGCACTATCCCAAGCATCGCCCAAATTGGAAAGCATACCAGTAAGTGATTTACTTTGCTCTTGCATGAGGTTGAAGTAAATACCGCCCTCACTGGTCATATTCTTAAATGCCTTTTCAACTTCCGGGAATCCTACTTTACCCTCTGTAATCAGCTTGTTAAGTTCCTGCCTGTCTGCGTTAAGAACTTTTCCCAACTCTTCATAGATAGGAATACCACGCCCGGCAAATTGGCGAATATCAACCGTGTATGCTCTTCCTTGCGATCTCAATGTTCCATACAGATAGATAAGATCGCCAAGTGGCGCACTTACACCAGAAGCCACATTACCCAGCATAACGATCTCATCTACTACGCTTTCTACGTTAGAACCGAAAGCAAGCATCTGTTTTGCACCTTGTGCTATACTGGTAAGATCAAACGGAGTTCTGGCGGCTGTATCTACAAGTTGCGACATAAGCACCTGTGATTTTTCGGTGCTTCTCAACATGGTATTGAAAGCCAGTTCAAGTTGCTGGAATTGTCCACGAACTTGAACTATACTTTGTACAAGGCTCATCATTCCCTGCCCAACAAGGTAGGAAACAATATATCTCGCTCCGTTTTGTGCAAAGGTCAGGAACGACTGTTCCATTCGGTTTGCTTCCAGCACGGCATTATCAGAAGCGTTTTTTATATAACGCCCCATCGCTTCGCTTGATACCTTGAAATCATCTATATCAAGAGTGGCTCTGAATGCTAATGCTCCACCTATATTTTCCATACTATATTAAACCTTTGACATAGTTTTTAATATCTTCTTTCGTTTTGAGTTCCCTATGGATAACCTTGCCTCCCTGCGGTGGTTTCGGCAACCCGTTCTCATCCGTTTCTGTTTTCGGCATCGGCTTAGTCTTTGCCATATCTGCCAACATGATCTCTACATTCATCCAAGAGATACCCCAGAGCAAGTAATCATAGCTCCAGCCGAATAGTTTCAGCAATTCCGCACGATTACCCCAAGGGCTGTTTAGCCCTGTTACTCTATCATATCCGCTCTGCTCTTCGGTTTTGTTGTCCCTACTTCCCGTATTGATATGATAGAGGACGTAAAACCCCCGGCATTCATCATCTGGCTTATCACATCGGCAAGCTGCTTCAAGCGTGGTACTGTCAGATGCTCAATGAAGAAGTCACGGAGTATCTTTGTCTGTTTGCTTACGGGATTGGTTATTGATCCGTTGTTGATTACTGCAACTGCTGCTATCTCTGCCATGATTGAAATGTACTTGAAATACTTCTTAGCCTCTTGCGTGGGCTGTTCCTGTATCTTTTCCTCATTGAGTTCTATTTGTAGGTACAGTTTCCTCAAATAGTCAATAGTACCCAGATAGAGCGGCTTTACATGGAACTGGCGCATATACACCTCTACCATCTTACCCTTATCTGTGTCCGGCAATTCCATCACAGAAACATTCCAATCTTTCGGAATCCGTCTGTCATGCCATACCTTTACATGGTTAGGGAAATGTTTGTTCCACCAGCGCACCCACTTTGGCGGCTTCACCGGGTTAATCTTCAAAGGCACGGAGAATTTAACTCCCATCTGTATTAGTGCCTGTATCGCTTGCTCTTCTATTTCAAGCTGTTGTTCTCTTGTTAGTTCTTTGGACTTTTCTTCCATATACATTTCTGTTAAAAAGAAAGCCCCCTACGTTGTTTGCAGGAGGCTTTCCTGTTACATAAAAGCATCAGGATTACGCTTTAGTTGGGTCTGTCATAGCCTCATCAATTTGCAATTCAGATTGATACTGAATTGTGAGAGGAACAAGGCATATTCCCTTTGAAGAGTAAGTGATCTCGAACTTCGGAATAATACGAACATTCGGGCAACCAATAAACAAACCCTCTTCCGGCTGTTGCCAAATAGCAAATTCCTTATAAGGTAGTTTCTTAGGTCTGATCCACTTTCTGTTTGGAGTTTCACCCTCAATGGTTCCTCCAAAATAACGTGCAAGCAATTCCAAATCTGGATCCATAAGAGAAAGTGATACGGTCGTTTCAGTTTCTCCCACCTGTGTAATCTTCTTATTAGAAGTTTCTGATTTATGTACAGTGGTTTCTGGATCAGAATCAGTAAGCTGGCAAGTATCTTGATAGACATCACCAAGATCTAACCATTTCTCACCTTTTGCTGGCATTGATCCATTTGTTTCCGCATCGGCAACATAGATCTTCTTTAATCCCATTGTTGATAATACTGGCATAATCTTAATTTTTATTGGTTAATTTCCTTTTCTCTAACTGTAATATCCAATGCGATAGAAACAAAGTGTTCGTTATGTTCAGGCTCTTTGATAGGTGGATTGATCAAACCGATATTCCAGTTGTAACCGCTCCCTTTCTCGTAGTGGTTCTGAAGCACTGCAATCACTTGTTTCCTTATCGCTATCAGTCTTTGGTAATCTATCCTGTACACAGGTGGATTTTTCCGCTTGCTCGCTATGTCTGGCACATGAATGTTTACGTTGATTTGCCCAAAACGCACGGATTCCTCACCGTCTATCGCATGGGGAACTATAATCACATCTTCTTTGCTGTAGTCGTTACGCTCGTAGTCAATGCTGCCTGTAATCATGTTTTTTACCTCACTTTCCATCAGCATTTGATACACACGTACCGCTATTTCTTCCGTTGTAATCATAACACACCTCCGAATAATTCATTTGCCTTTGCCTTAGCTTTAGCCATAAGCGTATTCATGGCTGCTGGAAAATCCTTTTTGGCTTTCAATTCCGCTGGCAGAATCACATTGTACCCCTTAGCCTCAACGTAGGCTGCGTAATTCATTCCGGCCACTATAATGAGAGAGAAAGCGTCCGGCAAGCTGTTAGCCATCTGCATAGCCACATTAAGGCTTGCTTTAGCTCCCTCATTGTTAGGCTGGTTTTCCTCACTAAAGTATTCCAGTTTCTTGTTACGCACTATCGCATAGGATATTGAGTTTGTGAGGTTTCCCGTCCTGTCAATATAGCTGTGCTTCTCCTTAGCGTACTTCACAAGGCTTTCGCCAAGAAACTTCAAAAGGTAGAGTGTGGCGTTTTCAAGTCTTGCTTGAAACGCTTCCACTGCTTTTGAAATGACACTGCTATGATTATTTGTCGGAACTATCCCCATATCTCAATGTATCTTCTGTTAAGGTTATCCACGCCTTGAATCTCGAAAACTGACACCTTGCCATCCTCGCTTGTGATCTGTACTGGCGTTGCAATATCCAGCGTACCTTTGAAGCACTTCGGTATAAGTACATCGTAGGTATAATAGAACATTTGCCCGTCTGTACCGATTTTCTGTTTGGCTGGCACGAAAGTTTCGATCTGGCACTCACAACCGTTGATCCAGTCGCCCGTTAGAGGCTCTGAAACAATAAATCCGGTGTTCGGATCTCTTTGCCCGTCCTGAATCTCCTTGTATTTGAAAGTACCGTTATATCTCATGGCTACCACCTGTTAGATCCGTCCGTGATAGACGATACTTCCACAAAATCCGACACTTCCAGACCGTTTTCACTGCAAATAGCCTTGATACGGTTCTTTAGCTCATCCACATCATACCCCTGTGAGGATTTTCCCATGCTGTCACTCGTAAGGACAACCAGTTTCTTTAATACCTTGATAGCGGCAATGGCAATAGGTTTCCTATCGGATTCCGCATCGTATTCTGCATCCAGATCTCCCACATTTGCATCAGCAAGAGCCTTTTTCAATGTGATAGGGCTTACGGTGTACGGTTCAAGTTCACCGATCAGAGCATCGTATTTTGTCAGATTTACCATCTTTAGACCTCCTTGTTAAGAAATTCAGAGAGTGAAGCGGCTTGCTCTTCCGTCAGTTCATCCAGTTTCTTGGAAACGCCTTTTACTCCGGCATTCTTGGCGGCTGGATTGCCGATTTCTTCAAGTGCTGCTTTCACCTCATCAAGTCCGTATTCTTTCTGCTGGAATGAGATTGTTTCAGGCTTCTTTTCATCAGCCTTTCCCTCATCACCATCATCAACAGAAGCAATTTCACACAAACCTCGTTTCACAAGGTCATTAACCCGGCTTAATTCGCTGGTGATAAGATGATCCCCAGACTTGTAGATAGTCTGGTGATCGTTCTTATCCTTGAATGGCTTTAATACTACCAGTTTCATTGGTTATCCCTCCGAAAGATTATTAATGCCCTCAAACTCCTGCTTGGTGCAATAGAAACGCTCGTTTCCGTTTGCATCTGCCGGGATCTCCTTTTCAGTAATGCCCCTTACCTGCATACAGATAATGGCATTAATATCCGTGATGATAGGAAGCAAACGACCTGATCCCTGCGTTACTTCACCTGCCACCTGACCAGTGGATTCACCCGTTCGCCACTTGGCAATACGGATTCCATTACCAGCGTTCATGTAGTCCACATCGTCCTCTTCCATGAGTTCGCTATCCTCAATAGAGGGCTGGATTTCACCGATAACTCCGGCTGGCTTGATACAGATAAAGTTGTGATTCCACGGTTCTACAGATTCACGCTTACCGTCCTTATCCTGTCCCATCTTACGTGTGATAACCGTGATATTCGGGATCTCATTTTCACCCAAAAGGGTTTCCATTTCGGTTTTGGTTACGGTCTGTGCCTGTTTGTCGTTTCCGTGTACCAGCAATCGTGTGGTTTGATCCATACGCAACCAGTAGTACAGATCCTGTGACATCAGGATTTCGCCCGGCTCAATTCCTCTTTGACGAAGATCGGCACAAATGGCAGCAAGCATAAGAACTGGCTTAACCTTTCCAGCCTTAGTGTTTGCCGTAGTCCAGTTGAAAGCCGAAATGAGCTTGTTAGCTTCATCCATGCTGTAATCAATCTCGAACTCACGACCGCCCGGATTGTTGATTGCTGGCTTGAACTGTGCGACACCCCAGTTGGAGAATGCCATAAGCGCAATGAAGTCCATGACATCCTTGCAGCCCAGATAAGCATCCTGCACATCTGCTTTGAGTGTCTTTTCAATCTCCCTTACCTTTTGAGCCTCAGAAAGACGGGGATTCTCGTACACTTCCATCAGCTTGCGATAGGTACGGGCGGACATAAAGAACTTGTGTCCCACACGGGGTATCTCCTTAGTCCAAATATCGAAGCCGTCAGAGCGTCTTTGAGGGGTAGGTGATTCATCAGCCAACAGCGTAGCCATGAAACGAAGCCGATACTTACCCATGATACCCTCCGCTGTCAGCGACATTTGAGGGGTATTGTAGGTAAACCAGTTATCGGAATACATTTTCTGGAACAAGGCTACTTCTCTTTCAGAAGCCTTGTCGAAAGCCTTGCGCCACGTTGCCAGAAAGTCAATAGGTCTGCCATCCTTGTACAGCCCTTTGAATTTTGAATAAATTGATTTCATACGTTAGCCTCCTTTCTTTAGAATGATTGAGTGAGTTTAACGTGTGGATTTGCTTTCAGGAACTTGCCTGTAGCATCTTTCTGGCTTGCCGGGATAGGCGGCACACGCCTTTCATACATTGCGTATTGCATCGTGTCAGCCGATACGTCAATACCAGTTTCATACTCGTTTACATCCACATCGTAAATAGTTACAGCGTTTGCCTCACCGATTTCAGCGGCATTGGAAGATTTCTCTACCACCTCCACCAGTACATCATCCTTTGCAAGCCCGGAGATCTCACCAGAGAGCGTGATAACGTAGTTCTCGTTCTTTGCTTCAATCTTGGTAATGGAAACAGCAGAGGCAAAAGTGCCAGATATAGCACCAGCCTTAGCCACCTTATCGCCAACAGCGAAGATCGGAGCGTAGAACTCATCCACCAAAAGGCGGACAACCTTTCTATCATCGCTATCTACCTCAACCACCTTAGCGGTTTTCAGCACGCTAACAAGCCGGGTTTGCTCATCATAGATCGCAAGTGTTCCTGCCGGGATAGTGTCACCAACATTGAAATGCTGTTTGGCAACATCCAGATTGAAACCGCCTTGCACGATAGAGGGCGCACCCGTGAATATCGGGCGTTCCCCTGTAAATGAGTGGGTTTTCCTTTTCATTGCGATTGTTATTTAACTGTGATTGATTCCAGCAAGCTATCCGCAGCCTCATCTATCTGTTTTTCGCTTGCTGCCTTTTTACCCTCTGAATCATCAGTAACCAGACCTGCCGTAATGAAGTCTTGTTTGAGAGTTGTTACAGCCTCTTCCACATCCTCATCATCAGAAATGGATTTGGCGAAACGGTCACGAAACTTAGCCGGAATGTTGTGCTTTGCCATAGCAGCGTTGATTTCTGCCATGCGTTTTGCCTTGCTTTCGCCAGCTTTCATCTTAGCCAACTCATCTTCCAAAGCCTTAATCCGCTTCTCATTCGGATCATCCTTTTTCTGGTCGGTGTCGTTAGTTCCGCCTTTGTTCCCTTTTTTGTCGGGATCATCGTCTTCACCGCCTTTGTCGTGATCATCCTTTTTCTTGTTAGCCCATCTGGTAGCTTCACCTTGCGTTTCCTTAGCAACGTCAGCTATCTGATTTGCCGTTGTTTCAATCGCCGCATCATCGGTCGAATCATCCTCAATGCTGCCACCCATTTTTTCGGTTATCGCTTTAAGGTACTTCTCCGATAGACCAGTGTCCTTACACAAGTCTTTCACTTTTTCAAAGAGTTTCTTATTCATACTCGAATTGCATTTATAGTCCGTTAATATGTGACTTCTACGACTGCAAATATAGAAAATAATTCCGTAGAAATGTGTTCATTGAACACAGAAAATTTACCGAGTTAATGTATTTATTTTCCGTGTATTAGAATTTAAGTTTGATTTTTACAGAAAAAAAGTCAGTGAATATTTGGTATATTACAAATAACAAACTATATTTGCAATGTGTTTAAGGAACACACTTAATAATGCAACACTAAAATTTATCGGATATGACACAGAAAGAATTTGAAGAAAGAACAGGCTTAAAGATTAAAGCTGGTGATTACGCTGAAATTGAGGAAATATACATGAACACAGAACTTGATAAAGACAAGTTTTGCGAACTATGGGTTAAAGATCCAACCTCACTAAAAGAGATTGAACGTAAAACAGTTCTGGTGCGTGAACTTTACGAAGAACGAAAAAGTATCGCAAACTTCCTGATAGATCAAGCGGAAAAATGGAGTGCGTCAGACCTAAGAGAAAAGGCAATATCCATGATAGGCGAAAAGGAGTATCTAAGGCGCAAGATTGCAAGAGGTTACAACTTGTGGGATGCTGATAAAGAATTATTAGATAGCATATTGAGAAAATAATATAATTTATAAACAGTGGGGAGCAATCCCCACACAATGCAACATCGAAATGGAAGCAACAGTTAATCAAGTAAAAGAGATCGTTTCAGTTCTTACAGAGGAACAACAACAGTTATTGAAAGACACTATCAAATACGGAGGATGGGGTGATTCAGATATGGAGTTTCTGGATGAAAACGGAAACATAGAAACGGTAGCAATGTATGGCTATTGTACAAATGACGCAAAAGAAGCAGGACACTTTTCAGGTAGAAAGATTTCCGCAATGTTTCGATCAATCTACAAGAAACTATGCCCAGAAAATCACAACCAGACAGGAAGATACATTTCACACTGTAACGATTGGTGGGGTGATGGTTCAGGTGATATGCTGTTTATCAGAACTGGATATTACAGAGCCTTTGAAGAATGGGCAAGGCAATAACAAAAAACGGGTGGGGAAACCCACCCTTAACCAATAAATGCAACACTGATATGAATAATCCAATTTACATTAGAGTGCTACAGCACGATAAGAACGACCAGATTAGAATAGGTGAATCCTTTCCTATTACAGATTTGGATAAGGCAGAAAAAAACATAATAGCCCAGTATGAAGCAAGAACGTCTTGGTGCGGTGGCTTCAAAGTGGCGTGTGAAAGATACTACAAACGTATTGCTATCGTCAATGCCGTTAATCTTAGTATTATGAGATTGATTTACAACGAATAATTTACAACTATGGGAATACTTAAAGATGCAATAATGGATGCCCTAAGAGAGCAAGGTGTAAAAGCTGAATGGGTTGGAGAAAAGCCAAAAGTGTTAAAAACGACTGCACAAAGCAAGTATGACGATCTGCGTAAGGTAGAGCGTAATTATACAAGAGGTGTACATAAAGCGAGAAAGGAGAACAGATAATATGGAAACAACTATTTTCATACCAAAAAATAATAGGACTTGTATAAATCGAATAATCGGATATGATATAGAAGATCTTGTAAAAACGTCACTCAATTACATACATAGATCAAGAGATTTTTATGAAGATAGTATAAGAAAAGACTTGAAAGATCACGGAGCATCTATAGTAAGCTGCCACGCAAGTATAGAAAATGGAATAAAAATATATTATGACCCAAACCATGAAATTTCTCTTGATGATCTTGCAACCCTATCAGGCAGCGAAATGTGTCGTAAATATCCAAAATTTCACCCTATGGCAAAAAAGGAGGTATGTAATGATAAGCCCTGAATTTGAACAACATATAATAAACTGGGTAAATACTCCAGACGAAGTACATATAAGGAGAATCGTTGAAACATACAAAGATAAGTTTCCGGCAATGGCTTCTATATGTGCTATCACCCACTGCGAAATGGAAGAAGCGTATAAGATATACGATCAGTACAAAAAACAATTAGAATCAGAAAATAAATGAAAGCAATTATTGTTTATTCAGGTAAGGGTGGAGTAGGAAAGACTACCACAACAGCCAATATTGCAAGGTTATTTGCAGAGCAAGGTAATAAAGTTTTTATCATAGATGCAGATATAAATACTCCCTCTATGAATACAGAATTTTCTGGAGATCACCCGGAAGATAACATTTGGATTCATTCTTCTGGAAATATGTTTGATAACTTTATATATCTGGAAAAGTCTATGGTAAGACAGTATCTCGAACTGGCAAAAAAGAAACTCCGGCTTATTAACCCTGATTTCGTTCTTATAGACACTCCACCGAGTGTTACAAATGTTCACATTGAGTTGCTTAGTAGAATAAAAGTTAGTTATGTATTGTTTGTAACACAGCCAACAAAGTTAAGCACAAAAGACGTGATACGAACAATGAATTTCTTTCACGAAAAATGTGGAAAGGTAAAATGCGGTATTGTAGAAAACATGTGCTATGATAACGAGAAAAGGGAATATCCGATAAAACTTGTTGCACAAATACCCATGCAGGACAAAATGAATACCGGGAATTTGCTTCACAATGCAAAAGGAGAATTTCAAAAGATAATTGATGAAGTAGTTTCAAGTGAAAGCGTTGTGCTTGAAGAATACTCTACAGAAAATGGATATGATGAGAGTTTTGATATTGTTGATATGTGCCTTACTGGATCACGGAGAAGTTATGTTCAACATGAACTTAAATATGATGATGGGACTGAAAAAACGCTAAATCTTCCAGCACCAAAATTTTTGTCCGTTAGGACATGGGATAAGGTAAGAAGATATATATTATACCACGATGATATAGGATGCAATTTTGATGCAAGAATTGAGAAATGTAATACAGAAATTATTGGTAGAACTGTAAATCATTTTAAGAATGATGAGAACGCATATTTTATGGTGATAAATGCACCTAATACGGAAGTACATCTTATTACAGGCGAGATAGGTATATGTTCATTACTCACAGGTCAGAAATACCATTATGAAATACCGAGAGTAAGTTATCAAACAAGTAAGGGTAGCGTTGTATTGTTCCCGGATGAAGTTATGCCAGTAGATATGGAGTTGTTACAGCAGCAAATAAACGAGGGGTATATTATGTTAAGCGATGGTAGATATTTACCACCAAAAGAAACCGTAGAATGTTGTTACAACGCTTTTGGATCAAGGGTTGGCCTATTAGATGGATGGGAAATGATATATGACGAATGGATAAATAAATAAAATGTATTTCAAAAAAGAAGTGACAAAATGGCTAAGATAAAACTTAATTGGAAACACGCACAAGGAGAATTAGATACAGATACGTTAAAACTGGTTTGCATACCAGCAAGAGGGAAACGCATTTTCGGTGCCGACGAATTAGATGCAGAGCTTTGCATAAAAGATGGAATGAATTACCAGATAGCAGAGATACATTTAGGTGATGTGGAAAGTTCAAATATACTTTGCGAAGAAATTGTTCGTAGGTTTAACAGATTCCCAAAATGGAGAAATTGCAGAAATAAGCCAAATGATTATGAACAGGTACTTGTTAAGACAAGAAGTAAAAGGAATCCTATCAGAGTAGCATTTTATTCAAGCGAATACAAACGGTGGTATATTTGTCAAGGCAATTTAAGACCAGTGAGAGTATTGGGATGGATTCCAATACAAGACATATTAGATTTGGATCTATAGATATTTGTTATATGTAATATAATTAGTATATTTGCGTTCAATAAACACATTAATATGAATCAGGAATTTAATGTTATCCATGTAGAGTTAAGAGAGCCATACAAAGGTCGCATACACTACTATTTTGGATCAAAGGCAGCTATCTATGACACGTTGCCGGAAGAGTTGGTAGGAATATCAATAGCAAGCCTTTGGAATGTTGATCTTACCAGTGGCGAATACTCAAACAAACATTGCATTATTAGGATGGGGAAACTAAAACGAAAAAAGCAATCAATGAAAGGAGTGTGATATGGAAGAATTTACTAATACAAATAGGAATAGATATTATGGACTTAGGCCTGGAGATACCGTACAAACACAATTTATACTTCCTATGAGAAATTGCATTGTAAAAGAGCTTGTTAGATTTGATAATAATAGAGTAATACTAAAGGACATTGAAACTGGAGAAGAATTTGATTATGTAGCTGAATGGTGTCGTATATTGGAGAAAATAGAAGATAAAATACAAAACAATTAGTGTGACATGGAAGATGATAAATCGATCAAAAAGATATGCGAAGATACTTCAAATAAGTTATGCAAAGCGTTTGAAGAGTTAGCAAAAAGCATTGATGAAAGCAGCAATGCGTTTAATTCTCTCATGGATTCTTATATGAAAAAGACCATTCAGGAAGCATATATTGATGAAATGAAGTGGATGGAAAAACTGGTATGCTCATGCTGGTTTACACGATGGTATTACAGAATGAAATACAGGAAAGCTAAGTATTGCAGAATACAAATAGAAAGAATTTATAATCAAAATATCAAGTAATATGTTAGGAGCTATTATTGGTGATATTGTAGGCTCACGCTTTGAGTTTAACAATACAAATAGATATGATTTTGAAATGTTCAACGATGAAAGCACTTTCACGGATGATACTATTTGCACCATTGCGATAGCGGATGCCATAACCAAAGGTACTGACTACAGAAGTAGTTTGCTTGAATGGTGTAGGAAATATCCCAACCCAAAAGGTGCATACGGTGGCAGCTTTGCCCGTTGGATAGCTTCAAGCGATCCGCAACCTTACAACAGTTTTGGAAATGGATCGGCAATGAGAGTTAGCCCGGTCGCATGGGCATTTGATGATTTGGGAAAGGTTCTGGAAGAGGCAGAAAGGACTGCAATCGTGACGCATAACCACCCGGACGGGATTAAGGGTGCTGTAGCCATTGCACACGCTATCTACTACCTACGCACCACACACGATTTGCCCGGACTTGAAAGGGAAATGAATAAGTATTATCCACGCTTTATGCTTGGCAATTATTTCTCTGGTGTGTTTGATGAAACGTGCCCGGGTACAGTTCCAGTTTGCCTGAAAATAGTCCGTGTAAGCACTTCATTTGAAGATGCCATAAGACGTGCTATTTCTTGGGGTGGTGATAGTGATACAATAGGCGCAATAGTAGGATCAATGGCAGAAGCACAATGGGACATACCAGAGGATATGCGCAAAGAGGCTTTCAATAGATTGCCCGTTGATATGTTAAATGCGTTTGTGGATTTCTTTCAGAAACTAAATAGCAAAGTGATATGAGCGAAGATTGGAACAAAGCCGGATTCTTTTCCGGCATAACGGAGGATTACTCAAACTACCATTGGTATAAGGGAGAAAAGGAGAATCCATACAAAGGAGATACATTCCACCCATTAGCCGCTTCTTTTTGGGAATATGAGCGTGATTTCCATTTCGGGTATCTTGATAAGGCAGACACAAAAAAAAGCCTCACAGAAGCCTATAATGAGTGGAAAAAGGAATTTATCAACGAGTATTTACCCGGTAAATCTCCAAATCCATACGGAGATACTACTAATTGGGAAAAATCATTTGAAACAGGGAAAAGAGAGGCTTAAAGCCCCTCTTTTTTTACAGTTCTTCCAACTCAACTACCCACCCCCTGCCAAAGCCAAATTTGCGCTCTGTTTCTTGGTACACCTTTAGTACCTTGAAACGTGATCCGGCACGAAATACCACTTCATCCTCATTAGGGTAATGCGATATTGCTTTCACATCTACACCCTTTTTACTCTTGATAACCAGCATAAGGTTGTCGCCAAAGATTGCCGTGTTCTCTATGCTTGTAGTGCTTGACATAAAAGCCTTGTTTACATAAGGAGTTCCAGATGATAGGCATTTCTGCATTTCCTGAATGTACCGATCCAGCTTCATAGGATCAAAACTTATTCCAGAAAATACGGTACCATTATATCGTGGCATTTTCTCCAGTGCTGCGTTATGAGCCGGATAGTATTTCTGGCAAAGTCCCCCGTAATCCTCAACCTTTCCAAAATAAGGATCAACTATACCATACCCATAATTATTACACCACTTTGAGCCGTATGTGTATCTATTGATCAATGCAAGCTCATCAACAGGAATACCAGTTTTCTTACTATATTCTCTCATCTTACCAGATTCGCTACTATGGTTCTGCCATCTTCCACCTACGGCATTATTACCAGAGTGGTTTTCTGGAGAATTTACATACTCATCCAAAGCCTTTCTTGCAATATCTTCCGTTTCTCCATTCAGTTTAACCAGCTTCCCTTGTTTATCAACATACTTCAAAGCAAGCTCCTTTTTATATTCAGCAAGCCGCCTATAGGCATAACCTACATTACTATCCCACTGACTTCCATATTGAGCCAAAGCCTTATCATAAGCATCTTGAAGCCGTGCAATCTCCAGTTTCTCTTCCGCTGTAGCATACAAATCAATGGTAGATCCATCGCCTTGTTTCGCCAGCTTGGAAAGTCTTGCTTTCTCTATCTCTTGGATCTTCGCCTTGACTTTATCAGAAAGCGTTCTGATTTCCGCTGCAGTCTTACCTCCATTGATAGCCTCATTCAGTTCATTTTGTAATGCTTTCAGCGGCTTGCTTTTGCTCTTGTATTCCAGTAAAGGTTTGGCAGCATCTACGGCTAACTGGATTTCATATTTAGCTTTTACATCCTCCAGTTCCTTTTCAAGCATCTTCACCATTTCTTGTGAAGTAGAAAACTTGTTTTTTTCGGCCACCCACTTCTTTTCAAACTCCAGTTTCTTTATCTGGTATTGAAGATCCCCAACGGATATTTTTGCTTTGAACGCATCGAAAGCATCATATAAGGCTTGTACGGCACTTTCTCCGTATTTACCTACCAATTCCTTATGATGCTTCTGTTCTGGTGTAAGAGGGTGTAATATTTCATCCACACCGCTTTTATTGTCACGTATGAAGTACGGTAAAGTTCCTTTTGCGCTCGCTTCATTGATACGATCCTCATTTGACTTCACCCATCCTTTGAAATGAGCCGGATAATCTTCTACATCATTCTCGCTGTTTTCAAGTATTGCGTTTTCATCCTCCAGAAGTTTATCCAGCATTTTATCTATTTCCTCATCCTTTGCCAGCACTGGAACTTGATAGCACCTACAGTTAGGATGCCAGCCAGTCCATTTGAAAGTTTTCGGATAGATACCTTTCAGATCATCGCAAATATCATGTACTGGATGGTTGTTACTCAACTTGATTTCAATACCCACCACAAAATCAAGTTGCGCCCAACGTGTATAGTCTGCTGTTCTGTATGCAATGTTTGTTTCAGTCCTTGCAAGTCTTTGTGCGTTTCTGTATGAGGAACGGTAAACACCTTTTCCGGGATGGTACTTTTTCGGATCATCATCCACCCATTTGTAGGTTTCAGTCGCTTTGTCGTACACCCTACGTTTCCACTTCCTGCCATATATAGGGTTTCCGTCCTCATCTTCGCCAATTTTCACACGAAAACGCCTATACCATTTATCGGGATCATTCAAATACTCCTTGATTTTCGTTGCAAGTCTGTTTGCTGGTATTCCCTCTCCAATGGAAAGATCCAAAGTCTTTTCAAGCTCTTCTTTGTACATTCCGGTGTACTTCCATACCTTTTGCGATAGGTTTAATCCGTCCTTTGTCTTTCGGGCAAAGAAAGCATCCATAGCCTCCATGTTTCGTAGAAAGAACCGGGCAAAGTGGTTATCCTCTATAGATTGTTCACCAAACACACTTTTAACCAATTCATCATTATTTTCGCTGGATAAAATCCACTCCTTTTGTACGCTGTTTCGGATAGTCTGGTAAGTCTGGCTGTACATATTGCGAAGTATGGGCGTAACTTCTTCACTGTAGCCATACTCCGAAAAGGAAAACGGCTTCCCATCTTCAAGCTCCGTACCTTTCACAAGCTCAATGATTTTACCCAGTGAATCCAGATATATTTTTCGCACTTCGGAAGCGTACCCCTCTGTACGATTAAACAACTCCTGCTGTAACTTCTTATAGTTTATGTACTTTGCCATACTACTTTATCCTTTCTTCTGGAAGTGTTCGCACCAATCTTTATTGAGAAACTTTGAATACTTGTGAAATGGGCATTTGCATAAAAACGGCTCACCTTTCCAATTCAATTCGTGATAATCGTATGAGTGTTTGCACTCCCTACAATGGTACTTTGTTTCTGATTGCTTAGGTTTCTTTGCCATAACTATATTTCACTTTTGAAATCTATTGTACTTCTTTCATCATCAGAAAGCAATGACAAAACAGCCTCCATTCTGGTATAGAACAATTTGTGTTCAAACTCGCAATTAATCGCCTTTCCCGTCAAACAGTCATTATCACTATCTACTGTTATATCGTATGTTATAGCTGGCTTAGATCTACTTCTAATATCCGAAAAGTGAATGCCTGTAACAATAAACCGTTTAGGCTCATCGCACTTTATAGCCCAGCATCTATCACCTACATCAAATTTTGTTGTTATATTCATAAATCATCATCATTTAGAAAACTATCCAACAACTCTTTTTTAGTGCCGAAACAATTACATTCTCTGTGTCTGAATACTGGATCTTTATCTCCACAAGTGCTGTATTGCCTGTACTGTATTTCAACATACCAAATACAGATGGAACTCTCACCAGATAGAATACCGCCACTTCCAGAAATTGTTTTGCCAATTACTTCTATTTCAATGTTGGTTATCCTTATCTTCTCCGGCTTGTTATCACGCATGATCCAAACATAATCACCAATATTATATTTCGTCTTTATATCCATTACTCACCCTCCCCAAATACATCAGTTCTGTTAAGTGCCATTTGCCTTTCCATTGCTTCGGTTTGTTCTTTGCTGATTTGCTCGTACTCCTTTTGGGCATTCTTCACAAGGTAGGAAAGCTCCAGAGTGGACTGCAAAGAGAGTGCACCAGCCCCGTACTGTTTCAGCACATCGGCAAGTGTTTCACTGACATCTTCACCGAATGGCTCTTGAAACTCGTGTGTCAGTTTCAATGCCTCATACTTTGCTTTGTTTCGATAGTCCAGCACATTTCCCATGATAGCAAGCATTATACTTGCGTGGCGATTCATATAATCATCGTGGGTTTCCTTGCGCTTCTCTGCCTTGATAACAGCCAGAAGCATAACCTTTCGGATAGCCTTTGCTGAAAGGTTACCCAAACTCTTCATGTTGTCAAAGTCAATGTTTGGCGTGAAAGTCTTGGAAAGAATGTGCTTATCCAGACGCTCGTACTCGTTAGCCTTGCTCTGTGAGGCTTGATCCCATGTAAGGTATTTCACCTCACCGCCATTTTTGAGAATAAGCAACTTAGCCTCATCCTCTGCCTTTGGCAATGAGTTGAGAATTTCAGAAGTTGCTACCATAGCCGGATTTGCAAATCGGTCGTTTACATCAGCATCCGTACTTTCCAGAGCCTCCGATCTCTCGATCATCGGCTGTACCCCTGCGTGTTCAACCTCTTGCTCAAACAGAAGCACGGGTATTTTCCCTATAGGGTTTTGAAGAACCGAAACCTCCCATCCGATATTTCCACGCTTCGCACGATATATGGTATCGGCTGTGTAAATATCCACATGGTAAACCGTCCTATTTCCTGCCTCTGTCAGATAGTAGCCCCATGCAAAGGCTTTTAATTTTCTATACTGATCCTTTACGGTGTAAATATCATCACCATTCTTCTTGCATAGTACGTTAAGTAAAAGGCGTGGGCTATCCTCTTTGTCCCTATACACATGGTAGAGTATCGCCGCTGATCCCTCCGATCCAGCCGCTCTTTTGGCTTCCCTTACACGGGCATTGAAGTGGACTTCATCATTCAGGTTTTTATAATTCTCAAATGCTTCATCCGTCCCCTCTGAAAGTTGCCCCCATTTTACTGGTCTGCCATAGAGGAATACCAAAGCAATTTCATTGATAAACTGCTGGTAGGGGATAGGAATTTTCCACCTCTTGCTCCATCGTAAGAAATTGCCTTGTTTATCGTACACCGCACGATCCTTTCTTTCCATTATCTTGTGACTGCTTACCTCGTAATCTCTTAGATTCTTGGCAGCGACAATGGAATGATCGTGCATCATCGTTAATGCTCTTGATACATCCTTTGCATCCAAAAGCTCCGTCAAGCTCTGCTGGTAGCCAACAGCCGCTTTCACTTGGTTTGTCAGTACATTGAATAATCCCATATTATTTGAATTTACCCGGTTAAACCTAATCTCCGTTCTATATCGTCTGGTATCTCATACTCGTTGTAGTCAAACCACGATCGCATGAGCATCATATCCCGCCAGTCCGGGGAACAACCTAAATCCTCCTTGATTGCCTCCTTTGGTTTCAGCTTCAAACTTCCATCATCGTCAGGCTTCCATGTTTGCAGTTGTTCAAGTTCCCTCGCTATCTGCTCTTTGTCTGCCTGACTTACCAGATCCTCATTTATTCCCACATCGGAAGCGTTGATATGTTCTGCCAGCTTGTAGCCACATTGCGCTTGCAAGTTCTGGTAGTTCTCATCATTCAAAGCACGGCTATTGTTCACAAATCCCTGTATCTCGCAACTATCAACGACACCACCACCCACACCGTCCTCATCCACAATACACCTATAATTTGGTATTCGGTACTTCTTCTGGCATCGGATAATGTACGCTTGTATGTCTGTAGTCTTGCTTACTGGAAAACTCCTAATATCTATTATATTCCATCCGTCCCACACGGCTATCCTTGCATAGTCAGCACCGAAACGGGCAATATCGCCAGTTAGGTAGTGAGTGCCTGTTTTCTTCGCTATCCTGTTTCCGAATATCGCCATGATAGCATCATGGGAACAAAGGGAATTTGGGTTGTCGTCATATTCCCAGTTACCCTTAAACAGACGCTCGAACTTAACTTTGTCAGAGGTAGTTTTCAATCCCTCTATGTAATCAGGATCAATAAACGGATTCTCTTGCACAAGGCACGATATGTAATACTTGTATTCTGGAAGTTTGCCAGTAGTGAAAGGCTTGTAGAACAAATCATACATCCAGTTCTTTTTGGGGTTGCAAGTGATAAACAGTTTACGCCTTAGCCCGTATTCTTCATTCTTAAAACGACCCACACGAGTTTTGAGGGTATCATAAGCACCGAAGTTTACTTCTCCACCCTCTTCAATCCAACCGCCCGTGAACTCAATAGATCCGTAACGCTCATACAGAGGATCACCCGGCTTGTATTGCAAATCCAGAAAGTCAATGCGTGATCCGTTGTAAAACTCAATGTAGTTAAGGTTTGCATTGTACTTGTAAAGTGTATCATTCACACCGAAACGGGCGCAAACTTGGTAGAATGTTATCAGTGTGGATTGGGTTATACGCTTCAACTCCGCACGGCCTATAAACCACTTCGTGCCGGGGTAGCAAAGACACATGAAGATAAGCCATGCCGCACCAGTCCACGACTTAGCACCACCAGCCGCACCACCATACAATATTTCAACGTGTTCTGTATCGGTAAGAATGCGCAAAGCATCAGCCTGTTTGTCGTGCCTCTTACCGTCACGGCAAACAATGAAGTCAAAACAGCCACGCTTGAACAACTCAATTTTGACTGCAAGCCCCATCGGAACTGTTATCGCCTTGCTACTTCTTGCCATCTTTCTTCATGCTGATCTTTTCAAGTAAGGAATTGTATTGCAATAGTTCCTCCGTACTCAATGCGGACAAATCCACATTATTTGTTGTCGTTACTTGGGCATTTACATCGCCCTCAATGGGCTGTGTGGCTTTCCCAAACAGATACTCAATGATCCAACGGATCGTATAGCTTTCCCCCTTTGATGTTTCCCTGTTGATAGCCTGTGATAGCGCAACAAACACTTGGCTTATCACTTCATCCTTGCTTAGAGCATCTGGAGTTTCGCCATTCCGTATTTGTTCAGCTATCTTCTTCATGTCATTGTTGAGCGATAGGTTTAGGGCTGTTGTCTGCCTTATATCCACGCTCAATAGCGACTGGAGCAAATCAATAATCTGGCTTTGGGTAAATGTTCCATTGGAAGCCAGATTTATTCCGTACTTCTTTTTCAGTATGGAAAATATTTTTGGCTTCCTGCCGGGATTTTCAGGCTGGTTGTCTTTCGTGAACCTGTTACCCTTTGAATTACCTTTTTCAAATCTTGCCATTTCTCAACTTCTCCGTTGTTTTCCCGTTGTTTTCTCATTCCACAAACGAGTTAGCCATTCAACAATTCTTTCCTCTTTTTCTCTGCATCTTCGTGTGTCTTTGCCACAACCAAACAATCCATTTCGCTGTATTCCTTACCATCTTTATCCATATAGATAGCTTCAATGGTGGTATCTACACTACCCATAACCGTTTCATATCCGTTAAAGCTGGTTGTTACCTTGTAGCCCTTTGTCAGTACCGGGAAAGCATCTTTGCTTGCATCTGTCACAATATGGTTTTCTACTCCTACTTTCAGGCTGTCACTAACAAGGAATAGGGGTAATGTCCTTACTACTTCCTTGATCTTATCGTACAATGTGGCTTCAACGCTTCCGGCTTCTTCTACGCCTTGCGTGGAAATTTCCACATCGGAAAAATTCTTCTGCATACTGAAACTCATTTTAATCATAACAATCTGTGTTTATTGAACACACTATAAAGCCAAAAGAAAATCGGATATAGTTTACCCGATTCTCTTTCTCATTCGGTTTAGGCATTCTCCTGCGCTTGGTACTTCTTCCAATACCAATCTATCAAGTCATTGCCTTGCGCTTCCAGTTCTTCATAAGCATCTTCTTCATCCAGAAGATCGTTTGCTTTGTCAATTACTCCCATGAGCAACTGTTGCTGCTCTTCGGTGGCACTATGCACCTCAATTTCTCCGTTGAGTTGCTGGCGGATCACCTCAATTTCCTTTTCTGTAAGTTCAATCTTTTTCATTTTCAATATCTTTATACGTTACAAAAATACTCATAATTTGTACTTTTTGGCTATGTTCTTAACCGCTGTTGTGTATTTGTCGGACTTTCCATGTATGGCTTTCGTCACCGTTTCAGCCCAGAACTCACTTACATTGGTTGCGGCATACTTACCATAGCCGGACTTCTTTTTATCCTTACGCCATTGGGTGTATAGCTTGTTGATCTCCTTTCCTGCCGCCTTTTGCTTTGCACCCGTCATGTGCTGATTCCATGTTGCATGTGCCAGTTCGTGTGTCACTGTGTGCGCAATAGGCTTGTTTGTCTTGGTACTCCATCCGCTCGCATATCCTTTTCTGTGCGAAGCCTCGATAGCACTTTTTGACTGATTGAAATGAGCCTTGTTAAGATACACGCCATCAGACTTGCCATTAGCCGTTACATGAACTCCGTATGTTCCTGCTGGCAGTTCTGCCAGTTTCACACTCCTTTGCCTTACTCCCAAAACAGCATGGTATCTGGAAATGGCTTCTTTGGTCGCTTTGTACACCGCTGGATCTTTCATGTTCACCAACGGCTCTACCTTTGAAATTTTACCCTTGAAAGTGGCATCGCCCGGCTGTAAGCCTCCACGTGTTCCGCTTGAATTTCTTCCCATATTCGCTACTTCTTTTTTGCGTTTATAAAATCGGTTACATACAGTAGCCCGTGTTTCCGGCAAAACGCTTGCACCTCCTTACCACCTCCATAAACAAGTAGGTTAGGCTTTTCAAGCCCGGAAATATCTTGTGCTACTTGGAGATCCGATTTAAGGCTTTCCATCCATCCGTCCAGCCCACGAGTGGCGAAAGCATTATATCCTTTCGGAATCCCCATTTTGTTGTACTCTATGAATTTGTGAGATACATTCAAATCAGCATACACCCTTATACCGCATTCTTGGAAGTAACGGGATAACCACCGCTTTTTGTAGATGAGTTGCAAGCCCCACGCTATAGGTGTCTGGTCGTGGCAACTACAATTCGGCTCTACCACAGCTTTGCAGCCACTTGCAAGCAAGTTGATCGGATCTTTGAAAAGAGCCTCAAACCTGTAATCATCCACATAGAAATGGTAGGTGGCTACATCTTTCCTCAAACGGCTGTTTGCACCCCACGGAGATAACGGCAACTCCAGTTTTCCGGCTTGCATTTCCAGAAGCAAGTTGGGGATCTCAAAAATGTTGTCGCTCTCATACAAAACATCCTTGAACATGGAGCGGTAGAAAGCCTCCTTGTCGTTTGCATCTTCGCTTCCATCCTCTTGCTCATCGCTCGCTGCCTCATCTTCCGGCTCATCCTCTTCAACCGCTTTCTTCTTTGACTTCTTAGGCTCTGCATCTTCCGGTATAGTCAGACCTATAAAGCTGAAATCGGTATCTTTCCAGACATCATCCACTTGCAATGCGTTGAAATCCCATTCTCCGTTATTAATATTATCCCGGAGAATGATATTCTTTTCCTCATCTTCCGTAAGATCCGAATAGACAACGGTAGGGACTTCTTTCAGCTTCAATTTCTTAGCTGCTTTCAAACGCTGGTTTCCTGCTATCACAACCAGTTTGCCCGTCCGGTCGGATAGCGTAATAGGTCGGTGCTTCCAGAATCCGTAAATCTTGATACTATCCACAAGCCGATCCATATCGGCTTTCTTGATAGTCCTCGGATTGGATTCCAAAAGCACCATTTCCGACAAAGGGCGATATGTAATCTCGCTACACTTCATCCTCTGCCTCCTTTTCCTCGTTATCTTCCGTTTCCTCAACCTCGCTTACTGGCAGATTATCCAGATACTGATCCAGACCGATAGACTTTCTGAAACGCTCTACAATCCGGCACGGTATGATATATCTACGCTTCCTCATGTAGAGAAAACGGCTGTTATCCGACACATCTACGCCAACGGCATAGAACTTGCCACGATAGGACAAAGGCAAAGGCAGTTTGTCATAGATAAAGACACGGTTTTCCTCAACCTTTGAAATTGTGGCTTTCCTGTTGTATTCGTTGTTCAGGTAAATGTACATCACATCACCTTGCTTCATATTGTCTGCTGGCATCCACTTGTTTACAAGGTAGCCGCCCCAATTATGCAACACAAACAGAACGCCAACTATCACGGCAAACACGATAAGAACATCAATTATCAGCATAGCTTTCAATTTACTTGGTTAATGATACAAAGATATGAATTTATGTGTTTATTAAACACACTTTTAAGCATAAAAATAGCCTAATAACCAAAAACAAGCATAGCCGCATCCCTGCCATGCTCATTTGTCTGCTTTCCCCACCCGGTATATCGCTTGAAAGTTTCCTGTTTGAGCTTTGTTACATTCCTTTTAGGGGCAACCATTTCAAACTCAACTCCCAGATCTTTCAGGTAATCTTCCCAGATAGAGGCATCACGCTTCACCGATCCAACGCCTTGCAGCCGTTTCCTTTCCTCTTCCCTTGACATCCTTTCAGTGCCGAACCAGTTTCTTTGCCTCGGATCTTCCACCCTCACAAACACCTTATCGCCTACAGACACATATTCATCACGCAAGGATCGCACATTTTCCATTGCCTTATGAATGGGCAAAGAAGTCACCATAAGTAGGGATCGCTGCTTGCTGTCCCAAACAGCGAATCCCGTATTTACACCTGTATCTATCCCAATGCAAATCATTCCGCTACTTCGTTTTCTTGATTGTTGGGAATCTCATACAATATAACGCCTTTCATTTCACTTGCATCCTTTCTTGGCGCATATAGTTGCGCCATCAAAAGGTTATCCGGCAAAAACTTGTAGCGTATTTCCTTGATCAACGGCAAACCTATAGGAACTTCACTCATCATGTGCAAAGTCCATAGGTCGTTTTCTTTTCTCACGCTTACTATAGCGGACTTGTATAGGAATGTACCCGTCTTGTATTCTCCGTACTCATCGGAACACTCCGCTTCTTTTTGTGCCGTTTCTTCCAGCATCTTAATGAATCCGGCATTAAGTCTTTTCTTCCGTTTCGCCCAGTATTCCGGGTAGATAACTCTTGATTTCTTGGTTTCGTCAGTTTTCATATCATTCTTTGGTTTTAATTGATACTCTTATTGATGCTTTCGTTTCAACGTCCACTAAGTATTGCGCATACATATCTCCGTGTTCCTCTTGGAATCTGGTTTTGTCGAAATTCTTTCGCTTTGACGGTGAAATGTAGGATATTCGTATTCTATCATTCTCCGCTTTCTTCAGGTCGTGTGTTTGCATAAGCTCCAGCATACGATCCTGTAATTGCTTCTTACGCTCTTCAAGCCGGGATATTTCAGCATCAACGGAAATATATTCATCCTGTAGTGCCAGAAGATCGTCCGGCATCGGCTCAAATGTTTTTTCTTTCTTCTTTGCCATAATCAGACTTTGAAAGGTGAAACAATATCAAATATCGCCTTGCATATCTCAATATCATATAGCGCATCATGCAATCGGTTTGGATCTACATCAATGCCCAGAAACTTTGCAACCGTACCCTGCTTGAAATTCTCCATTTCCGCACGTCTGGCGGCAAGGTACGGAGTGGCAAGCACCATCACATCAATAGAATTGCTCCAGAACCACGATCCGAAATACTTATCTCCGTTCTGCACGAACCACGCACGGAGAAACTGGTTATCAAATGAGGCATTATTGTACCCGGCAAGAAATAACTTATCCTGCTTGTTATACTTATCCACATACTTGGCCAGCATATCCACAAACTGCCTATATACTTCCCCCATAGGTGGGTAGGCCATTATTTGCTCCTTTGTAACTCCTGCCACATCCAGAGCCTCCTGTACTATTTCTGCTTTTGGGTTTGGCTGTACATGGAAATTGAACTTTTCCCGAATCTCCCCATCAATAAAAACCATACCGCTTATCTGGTGAATACCGTGCCTATTTACCAGCGTTCCTGTAGTTTCTAAATCAAAAAATAGAGCTTTCATAATTAAATCTTTTTATATTGTTTCATTGCTTGATATAGACTTTGCTCCTTATCAAGAAGTGTAATCAGACGATCAACATCTACCATCTTTTCGCCATCAAGATAAGCCCAGATACTACGCAAGGCATTTGCAACCGCCTTAGCCTCGTTGGATTCTTTCAGGTGCGCTGTTACCTCTCTGTTGGTTGCAGTCTCTCTTCCTTGCTCCTTTGCCGCCTTAACAGCATTTTGAGCCGCTTTCACCTGATCCGATTCCGTTTCATAGCTTGAAGCAATCTCTCTTGCCGCTGTTATGGATAGCTCATTTCTCATAATCCGATCTTGCAACTCCTTTGGAAGATCCAGAAGAGAAAGGCACTTGCTGATATATGCCGGGGACTTCTTGAATTTGTCCGCTATCTCTACCTGTGTATATCCGAACTCTTCTTTGAACCGCTGGAACATCAAAGCGCATTCATATTCAGTAAAACGCTTTCCCTCATTCCTCATCATCTGCTCTATGTACAGATCCTCACGGCTCATTGTTGGAGGACGCTTCAACGCTTTCACAAATGGAATATCCGCACCCTCTGAAATTGCCATCATAGTAGCACGGTATCTGCGCTCACCATCTACCAGCCTGTATTTCTCATCACCGTTTTCATCCTTGAAAGCGATCACGGTTAAGGGATTCAGTACCCCTTTCGCCTTGATTTGCTCTTTCAATTCATCCAGATCAAAATCTCTACGGACATTGAAGCCATCTTCCACTACTATATTTCGTGGATCAATCAGGAACACATCCGTTTTCTTTGTTGCATTATTTTTCATTATACTTACTGTTTTGTTGATAATACTTACATGGTTTCTTTCTCGCTGTTATACGCTTTTCCAGCTTACAGCAATACATCTGACCTACTTGCGGATTACTCCAGAAGTGCTTGCACTCGCTACAGTGTCTATTCTCACTCATCGCTATCAAAGTATTCTTCATTGTCATTCAAAAATTCTTCTAAAGCATCATCGCAATAGCACCCCTCACAGATAGAATCAGGCAAATGGTCTATTTCACCTCTTTTCCACGGGCAATAAGCACATAGCTCTTCACCCAGACTTTCTTTAATCTCTTCATTTCTACTCATATCTGCTACGGAATTTTCCACAGTTACATTTGAAATGAGGCATAACGCCTTTAGGATCTTCATACTTAGTCCCATCTTTAGAATAAGTATGAGCCATACAGCAATAGGCTTCATACCCTTTTCTGATCTCCAACAGCTTCATATAGAAGCAATTTTCACAAGTCTTATCCATATCAATAACCGAATATCATTCTAAAAACATAACTCACTGATCCAGAATAAACCTCACTACCTTTTGAAGCACGGATATGTTTTCCAAGACTTATAACCTTAAATCCACGCTCTTTAATACGCTCGATCTTCCGTTCCTTATCCATTTATAATACCTTGAAAACGTGGAACACAAGACTACCGCCGTACATCTGAATAGTCCCTATATATTCAAGCCTATCACTGTCTGGAACATTATGCCCTGTACCATGCACTCTGATATGCACATTTTCTTTTTCTGAATCAGGATCTACCATAGCCCATATACAAGGAACTCCGTTCTGATTCTGTACTGTCAGGATCTTAGCCCCAACTGGCATTACAATATCCTGATCGTCCGTTATTTCAATAGAATATTTATAAATCTTCTTCATAGCTTTAGTATCTAAATCCTGTAAAATGAATAACTACACCATCAAACACATTATCTTTAGCAAAGAACCATGAAATGAAGTCCTCAACGCTCAAACCGTCATTTTTAGCCACTACTTCAATAGGTACTTTCTTATCATCAATCCAGATTTGAGGCACTGAATCACTGCTATCATAAGTCATTGTTATGTGTTGCAGTCCTATTTCATCAAACCTTGCAAATTCCCTTTGTTCGGAGTTGTACGGTCTGCCAGTCCATTCCCTTACAGATAGGTATTTTCTACCAGAGGAAATACCATTGTAACGATCATCCCATACACCTTTGGCATTGTGCCTTATTGTGTGTATCTTCTTTCCGTCTTTCAATTTACTTTCAAATCCTGTAGGCTCCCCTGCTTTCGGGTGTGTTGCCGGAAATCTCTTACAGAGTGTTACTATTACTTTCTTCTTTTCCATATCATAATATGTTTGTTGAACACACTTATTGGAATAAATTAGGCATATTGGATGCTAAGTTTGATAGCATATTATCCACTTTACGCTCCAGTTCCTTTGACTTTGCAAGGATAACTTTATCCCTTGTTTTGAAATACTCCTTTTGGCATTTTCTCATTTCCTGTACTGTCTTTATAAATTCGTCCATCATTTCAGTTTTATATATTTACCCGGTATATTTGACTTCTCCAGAGCTTCTGCATTATTTTCCCCAAATGCGATAAGAACACTTCCACATCCCGGACTATCACCCTGTTTGCCATTTGGTCTGTAGAACTTGATCCTACCTCTTACAAACAGCATGGCACTTGCGTTGGGGAAAATCAAATCTTGAAACATCTTGCTATCACACCTATTGAAAAGCAATGCTATTCCATTGTTGTTTGCTACCATCTTTTCCACAAACCGCTCTATTAGAGGGCGTGAATAAGGAGGATTTAACCACACTCTTACCCCCCCCCCACGAGGTTTTCAAACCGTCCTCTTTTGGCGTTATATGCCTTTTGGCGGTGTCCCACAATCGGTTTTCAGGTGAACACGGATCAAGGTCAAATTCACCGAGTGAATCAATGATCCATTTCGGAGTGTACCATTCATCCGTTGTGTTGGCGCATCTTTCAAAACTTGTATTCATGCTCAATACTTTTTCCCGTGTTTAACTTCTCTACTTTCATTGTACCGCATCTTTTGTTCTATGTGCCATTTAAGATTAAATCCCATAATTTCTGACAATCTCCGTATCTGGTGCAAGGCATAGTTTACTTGCTCTTCCTGCGAATACTTATAGTTTACCAGATCCTTAACTATGGCAAAGATGTTTTCCGTGAAAGTCTTTCGTGGAGTAACAACATGCTGGAGGCAAAACATATTCAAATTCAGATTATGCGCTCCGGCAAGATCCAGCAAACGAATTGCGGAATCTGCCAACTCATCTTCTACTGTATCTTTCAAATGCGATTCAAACAGTCCTTTGAAATCTTCTCCAGACGCTAAATCATCTTCAAAAAGTTTCTTCATATCCTTGCCTGCGTAATCTCCTTTTCTATCTGCTTCTACAGCTTCCATAAGTTCACTGATAACCAGACAAAGGAAATGTTGATCGCTCGGGTTATTTTCCCAAAATCCGTGTCTTACGGAATTGGCATGGGCTTTATCCCTTAGTTTGTTCCACTCAATCATACTTATCTTCTGTAGCTATTCTGTTTGTAATGCAATCTTTCAAACATTTCTTCCATCCTGTCGGCTATACGAACACCGTACCGCTCGCCAAACTCTTCATCATTCAGATTGGAAGTTGCAATAGTAAACAACTGCCTATCATATCTCGCATAGATCAGTTCCGTTACTGGTGAAAACTCGTTACCCCAACTTTTCACGCTTTCCGGCTCTGTACCTACATCATCAATAAACAGAAGTTCTTTGTTTTTCAGCCTTGCAAAGTAGCCCGGATCATCCAGTACATATTTTGCCAGATTAAGAGCAGAAACACGGTATATTTCCGTCCTTTCAGATGATATTGAACTACCACCGTAAAGAATACCTATCAGATTGCATATTGCCTTTGCTAAGGTAGTCTTTCCAGATCCTACGCTCCCATAAAGCAACAATCCTACTTTATAATCACCACAAAGCCACTTTGCAGCCTTTTTAATCTTCTCCAGCGTGCTATCATCGGCAATATATCTGTTTCTTCTACGCTCCACTTCCGACTGGTAGCACATACGCAGCATTTCTTCTATTGTGTCTTGCGGAAAATTCGTGATCTTAAAGCGTGTCCCTGTAGCTGCCTGTTTTGCCAGTATCGCTTGAAGTCTTTCCGCTAATTGCTTTTCCATTTCTCTGTATTTCTTCGTTATATCGTTCAACTACCCAATTTAATATAGTCCTATAGTCAGAACTGTATTTCTTTCCCTTAGAACCTTTATAGTTATCAAGTATCTCAATCATCCGTTTTGCCCCCTCTTCGGAGTATTTGGCGCATAGTTTTGCGTACTCATCCCTTGTAAGGGTGACAAATTCGGCATACTTGTACTTCTTCGCTTTCTCCGCTTTTGCCTGTTGTTCCGGGGTTAATGGCGGTGGGCTTTCTTCCGGGAATAGATCCGGCTGTTGTTCCCCTACAGTTCCCTGCTTGGGTTTCTCTTCTGGATTCTGAATAGGGTGCTGTTGTATTTGTGTGGCATCAAAAACCTTAGCCTTTGTAACATCACCTCCTTTCTTTCCAGCCTCACGCCTCTTTTCCCTTATAGCCTCATCACGAACCATACGCCTACTGAATACAGCACCATCATCACGAACTCCGCACAAACCGTTTTCTATCAGCATATCAAGCCAGTTTTCACCTACGGAGCTTTCTTTTCCTAATAGCCTTAGTATTTCCTCATGCGTATATATTTCGCCTGTAGGCTTAACCATTACGCCACGATCCGCACTTTCCCACATATAGCAAAGCATATCAATCCACAACCCCTTAACATCAAGGGGAAGTGCTTTCAATACTGGATAACTCAACCAGTATTCAGTATCAAAAGGCATCGGATTTTTCTTCTTTCTTGCCATTGTTGGGTTTCTTTTAAGGGTAGGGGCAAGCCCCTACCCGGATTGATTTAGATTTCCATAATGGCAATGTCTGGAGCAATGGCTTTGATCTTGGTAAGAACATCGTCAATGCAACTGTCACGGTAGGTTTCCGTCAGTTCATTTGCGCCCGGAGAAACAAGTTGTAACAGCACTTCACCGTCTTTCAGATAGTGGTCAAACTCTATCTCAATGGGTGTCTTTGCAGTTCCCTTGAAGATAGCCACATTGATGGTGAAACTCTTCGGCAAGTTGCTTTCCACCTCTTGACGGTACACATCAGCCATAGATCCGGACGGATCATGCTGCTTCTGGATTTCAGCCTTTGCCTTAGCCGAAAAGTTTTTGAGTTGCGAAACGAGTTTCATGCACTCTTCTTTGTCGGCAAAAAGCACACGATTAATGCGCAGGAACTGACCCAGCTTTGCCGGAATCCAGCCGGAACTGGCATCATTGATACCGAACTTTTCAAAGGCTTCTGAAAACTCAACCTTTCCAACGAAAGTGTTTTTCGTGTAGTAATCATCCTCATTCACGGTAAGTGTGATCGTCATTTTCTCACGATCCACTTTTACATTAGCCCTTTTCTGATCGATCGTTCCTATACGCTTTTCCAGCCAGTCAAACGGAGTGGAGATAACGCCACTAACACCTATCTTCTCCGGCTCTTTGGTTTCAAGCGGATTGGGAGATTTAGGTGCAGCACCCTCACGGTACACAATCTCAATAGGCTTTTCGCCTGTGTAGTTCTCAATGTTCACGGTCAAACCGTTCTCTTTTTCGTTTCTTTCCATCTTGGTAATTTTGAATAGTTAAACATTAGTTATCTGTACCTGTCTTAGACATCTGTACCGTCATATTTTCACGTATTCCCTGAAATATGGTGCGTGTCCTTTCTTCCGGTCGCATATCACGCTCTTCAATCTTGTAACCGTTAGGATCATACAGAGCCACTTTCCCCTCATCGGGATCTAAGAATTGGTAACATTCTCCTGTTACCCATTCTCCACCAGCTTTTAGCTCTCCACGAATCTTACCCATACGCTCAATAAGAGGTTTGATACGTCCTTTGTAATCAGCACGGATTTCTGCCAGTTTCTCTTCCAGATCTGCAATTTGGATGGAAACATTTGCAAGTTCAGCACGTTTTTCGTTCGTTTCTTTCGTGTCGAATTTCCGGGTGTAACACTTTTCTACAATCTTATCGCAGCTATCCCGTAAGATTTGCGCCCTTTCCTCAAAAGGTGTGTCTGCCAACATTACATCTTTCATACTACTATTATTTTAAGTGTTCTGTAACCTTGAATCCATAAGACAGATATTCGCCCCACAACTCAATGAATTGCTTACCGAAATAAGCCGCTTTCTCTTCCGTTTCTTGGCACAAGCGGAACCCAAGGTGCGCACCCGAGTCCGAGGAGCGATTAAGCGTAAGCAGAGAACCGAAACCCGCAGACGCACCACGACTCGCATTCCCAGCGAGCAGGGCACCACACATAGATTTACGATCATCTTCACTCATCCTGTTTAATTCGTCTTTTGTGTATAAAGCAAACCACGGATACCAGTATGCTTTATTTCCCTCTGCATCTGGTTTTGGCTTGAAATTCTTTCCCCACAAAGCACGGCTAATAGTCTCCAATTTCATAAGTGCTATTATGTGCTTTGGCATATTTTGACGAAAATCATAATGATCTGGTAATTTTACACAAAGAGCCTTTTTCTTATTTTCTGAAAGAATTGGAGTCTCATCTAAAGCCTCACAAGCATCTTCGTAACTCTTGATAGTTTTGTAATCATCAAGTGTAGGCTTTGCAGTATTAAACATTTCCTTTCCAAACAGATTTTCCATGAAGTCCTTTACACCATCGCAAGCACTTTCATAAGCAGACTTCAACTTGCTTTCTTCAATTACTACATTCATCTTTCAATGTTTTTAGTTTGACAATCAGTTTCTTAGTTAATCTTATCGCATTATCCACTCTTGTACTACGTCCGGGTGGAATGTTTTCAATCAGCACTGGCAGAAGTCGGATCAGTTCCGAAACTACACCGTTTGGTATTCTTTTCATTGCACTTCCAGTATTTATCAGGATCGGGTATTTCCACATTCAGAAACTCTCTACCGTACTCCCTTAGCTTTTCGCAATAGGTGGAGAAAGTAAGCGTGTCCATAGTGGCTGTAGATCCGGGGAAAGTCAGAATTTCGCCAGTGTGTTTGTTTACCACTTTATCAGAAGTCATTTGAGCCTTAAAGAACTCATGCACTTGCTCTACGCTTACAAACTCATATCCGGCATCCAGAAGAGCATCTAAAAGCATCGGGTAGATACAACCCCACAACCATCCATTTTGGTCGTTTGATCGTGGTTTTCTCACCCTTTTAACCTCTATTCTATACATCCCATCTAATTGATGTTTGAACCATTCATAAAGAGGTTTGAGGTTAAACAGCCCGTTTCTTTTCTCTACCAGAAGTTTTGACATACCTAAATCCTATCCAGTTCTATTTCAAGTCCAGTATGTGCCGCATAAACCACCTTTCCAGTCTGCCTTTCTATCTCCGAAACAAAGTGCTTTTCATCGCTATTGTTGTCTGATAAGTGAAGCAGGATAATGTTTGCCACATTGGTAAGGTCATTGGCACATAAGAACCCTTTGCAAGTATTTAGCTCCATGTGTGAAGTCATCAAGCGTTCACGCTGTGAGGGAAGTGTACGCCCGGCATTGATAGCCTCCACCAGCTTTGCATCAGAGTAATTGCACTCTATCATAACTTGGTTTAGTCCGGGAAACACATACTCACACATACAACTATCCGTAAGGAACATTATACGCCCTGTTTCCGGGTGGTCTATCAGGTATCCGACACAAGGAACATCGTGGCAAGCATCGAATGGCAGCACCTTGAATCTTCCAAACCTGTAGCCCTTTCCACGCTCAATACAATAGGCACGGCTTCCAGTAACCCCCTTTGCAGTCCAAACCTCTTCAAGTGCCAGCGTTGGGAATCCACTTTCCACCATTGCCTTAATGTATTTTGCGTGGTCGTTATGTTGGTGCGTGATCAAGCAGCCAGACACTTTGCGTATATCGAAGCCCAGAGCCTTTTTAACCTCAATGAATCTTACTCCAGCCTCAATAATAAGTGCCTCATTCTTATTTTCCAGAATGTAGCAGTTACCCTGACTACTTGATCCTAACACTTTCAAAACCATATCACACTCCGTTAATAGTCCGGCTCATTTGCCGAATTTGGATTAGCGTTACTTTCGGTTGCAACCTCTTCATAGGTCGCATCCGTCATATCCAATACCTGTTTGTTGGCATTGTCCTGAATCAGATTATCACGAAAATCTGTGTATTCGCCCTCATAGTCGTTTGTGATAGCATTCTGCATTTCAATAGACAAATATCCGTATTTACTAAGTAAATTGCGTATAACCGTCTTTATAGCCATCCCGTGAAAGTTACCCATCCATCCTACAGCCGTACTATCTGGAGATACCGGAAGATTTGAAAGGCTCAACAGATGCTCTATCGTAGCCTTATCATCATTCTTCAAAGCCTTAGAATACCTCTTTGCGTGGGTAGCCATTTGTTCTGTTGTCATATACAAAGTTTTTGCAAACCCGTTGATCAACTCGAAGTAGCAGAAGTAACCGATAACCTTATCAGACTTTCTTTCACCATCAAAGGCTATTTCTCCAGTAAGCCTATTCACTTTGCGCAATTCTCCATCATAGACTACATCAGCATTGATTGTTTTGTATTGCCCGGATCTCAATGCCAACTGGATAAGTCCTTTGTAACCTATCTGGAAAGTAGGCTCATAGACCTTAACCCACTTCTGTAGTGGCTTACCATCACGCCCGATCTTTGGTCTGCCGTTTTCATCCAAATCATCAACCCTCTTACTGTTATTGAAAGGAATGATAAAAGCATATCCAAGAGCCTTGTTAATAGGCAAATGCAATACAGCAGCTTTCAGAGCTTCCATTACTACCTGTTTAGGCTCGCACAACTGTAGCTTTGAATCGCTGTTATACAAGTCAATCACAGAAGCTACGAAAGTAGAAGCATTCTTCTGTAAGGCATTTTTGAATTGCTCCATTACAGATGGTGCGTTAAGCATCTGTTTCAGAATATCAACGCCCTTTGATTTTTTTGCGGCAACCGCTCCACTGTTTGCAGCCACCACCGTTGTTGTCTGTTGTGTCATTTCCTGAATATTTTAGATAGTTTCATGTAATTGAGGAATCCAATAGCCTTATTAAATAAATTTTCTGATTCCTTTCTCGTTGCAAACTCACTGATCGCATACACTAATTTTTCTTCCGTACCAGCGGCAACGACTTGTGTAGATGCGCCATCTCCTTTTTCGTTTTCTTCTACCGCAATCACAATAATTGCTCGTTTGTGATTATTATCTTTAGCCACCATATCAGTAGCCTTATAAATAAACTCTGATACCTCCTTTTGGAAGTCTTTTTTACAGCATTCGTTCATAATTTTATTATTTAATGGTTAATTCTTTGTCATGGCTAACAACAAGATTAATAATCTGTGAAATTGTTGGTATAATTTCATTCACACGCTCCCTGTTGTCAATGAAGATAGGTGCGGATATTCCTTTCACTTTGCACATGGCATTGATAATATCCAGCCCGGCATTAAGTTTCTTGGCATCGTTCAAATCTGGATAAGGAACACCATCTATTGTGCATACGCAAGTCAGTTTCTCGCCTCCGTTAAGTTGCTCATTCACGAACGAGAAAGAAACAAGCTGGAACATTCCATTAATGCGCTTCATAAGCTCATTATCCTTTGCCTTTTGGAAATCCAGCATAACAAACTCTGTTTTCTCCAGATCGGCAAGTGCTTGATTGTTGGAAATGCGCTTTTCTTCAAGCGTTTCAATCTCCTTATCAGCCCGTTCTATTGCTTCACGCTTTGCCAGCCTCTTAACCAGTTCGGAAATTGAACTGTCAAGCACCTTAATACCGTCTTTTAGTTCTGTAGTATCTACCGTCTTTGCTTCCATTGTAAGCTGGTTTTCCAATTCCGAAATCTCATTGCGAATGACAATGCAATCGGCATCAGATTCTATCAGTTGGCGAACATCTACGCTTTCCGGCATACTTGCCTTTTGAGCCTCAATATCTGCCTTGATTTGTTCAATCATAGCCTCCAGTTCAGCGACTTTAGCCAAAGCATCCTCACGTTTTTTCTTTGTTTCTTCCAGAGTAGCTTTTATACCTTTCCCTTTTTTGGAATTAGCCTGTAGCCTTGCAGATTTGCTTTGATTGAAATTAGCCTCCATTTCGTGCTGTTTGGCGGCAATATCATCCGCTTCAAGCTGCCTATGGCAAGTAGGGCATACGAAAGCTCCATCCGGGTATGTCAGTTGCTCTTGGCTTATCTGCCTGTATTGCCCACGCAAAGTATCAAGTTCTGTGTTCATTCTCTGGATTTGTTCCTCATAAGAGGATATTTCGTTTCGCATACGAACCAAATCGCCCTCTTGTAGTTTCAGCTTGTATTCCATATCACGGATCTTCAATGAAACATCATTTCGACCTTTGTCTGCTGTTGCCCTCAACTCATTCTCCTTTTTGGTAAGGGAAATCCGCTTTTCTCCGATAGACTTTTGGATATTTGCTTTCCGCTTGTACTCTTCCTCTACCAATTTGGATTTATCAGACAAAGTGGCTTCCAGTTCGGCTTTCTTCGTGCGTTTTTCCGTCAGTTCGGCATCCAAAGCCACCCAATCCTCTTCTTCCGGCTTCAACCTGTTTGCAGTCTCAATGTTTGACGGTATTAACACTAACTCATCCTTGATCGCCTTTTTCCGTGCAGCTATCTCTTTGGAGTATTGAGCCAGAGACTTGCCTGATAATTGCGCAAGCAGTTCCACATACTCCGGCTTCAATCCTGCCACATCTTCATCAGTCACATCACCTGCCATATCAAGTAGCATACTTTTCTGTACATCTGGATTAAGAGAGGTGAAATAAAACGGATTGGTGATCATCCTTGATACATCTTCAGGCAAAATGGAAGCTACCGTACTATCGTATTCCTGTTTTGTAGCCAGTTTCACATCATTCACATAAAACTCTGTCTGGTGGTTTTTCAGCGTTTCTTCGGTAGTCCCACGAGGTTTTGACCACTTCTCCACATATCTACGCTGTAACTTCACCGTCTTTCCATCTACTGAAAGCAAGCCACTAACATAATGCTCTATCTTCAAGATAGGTTTTCCGCTTTCATCCAGCGTTTTAATGTTGAAATTACTATCGGATCTACCTTTGCTGTCCTTTCCGAAAAGAAGCCACGAAAAGGCATCACATACCGTTGTCTTACCTGTACCGTTCTCACCGTATATCCACGTTTCCGCATTGGTGAAGTCCAGTGTAAGGTTACGAATCCCCTTAAAATTAAATAGGGACAAACTTTTCAACTTGATTGTTCTCATTTACTTGTTTATTAAAATGTTAAGTTTCTCTGATTTATCAGCAGCCATAAGTTCTGCCCTTGAATAAAGCACTTTGGAACGTATAGAAGAACCTCCACGAGTAGTAGATACTGTACCCCTTTGAACCCATTTCTTTACCCGGCACTCTTGAAACTCTCTATAAGCCTCACGCTGTGAAATAAGGTCATTTGCTGGAGCTATTCGCTTAGCGTAATTTGCCGCCCCAAGCTCTGCCATTTCAGCGCAAAGGTTTTTTAGTTCATATAGTTCCAAAATGATAGGCATAATTACTTGTTTTTGATACGTTTTAAGTACGAAGAAACGCTTTCTGTTCCGTACATATCCTGTCTCTTATACACATCTCCGAGCCCACGAGACATGCGCAGATCT